GTGTGAAATGGTTTTACAAATGGGTGGTAATGTTGCAGTTGTATTTCGCAACGAGTTGCCCGCAACTTGGAATGGTTATGAGGTTGTGAATGGTGACGAAAATGATTTGCGTTTTCTTGACAAGAAAGGTGTGGTTGTTGGTCTTATTGAGAAAGGCATGGCAAAAAAAGATTTGACAGGATTTGTTCAAGAAGGTAGTATTGCATAATGGACTATTACGAATCAGCAGAAGGAATTGAGATATCAAAAAAGCGAGCTTTATTGGAGCTAAAAAAACATGGAATTGAAAGTCAATTTGATATTGACGATTTTTTCAAAGAGGTTGGCGACAAAGAGCGTTATGATGCTCAAGAGGTTCTCGATTGGTTAGGTTATTGAATTAATTTCTTGACCTATCCTGCGGGGGGGCCCTCCGGTAGAATCGTGCAAAAACTTAGTAGAATATTAGCCTTGACTTTGATTCGGTTTCTGTCATAATGATACTTACCAACACGACCTAATCAAGCTGCAAATTGATGGAGGTGAAGAGAGGCATGATTGCAGTCAACGCTAAACTCTTGGGGGTTCGATTCCCTCCGTGTATGGTATGATTTTTACTTGACTTTCACACTCACTCTGTCATACTATAACCATGATTAAGATTAGAAAAAAAATTCTCTTCACTAAGTCTCGACCACACAAGCTCAAGACAAAAGTGATTCACAGAAAACTCAAACACAAGGAGGAATTAACTCATGTATATTAAAGAAGATTATGACGATGGTGATATTCCAAGTTCACCAGAAATTGCAGATCATGTTCTGAACATCATCGCTCAAGACATTATCAAACCTTTAATCAAAACAGGTTTGTTAGACGAGGATAAACAAAAAAGTTTGCTACTAATCAAAGATGCAGTTATAGCTTTATCTCAAAAAGCCTACGCATACGAAAAAATTTATCAAAGTAAAAATGAAAGTCACCTCCGCAACTAAAAAGTATTTAATCACAAAAAGTAATGATGGTTGTGTTGTTGCCTTTGAAGCAGAAAACAAGACACATCCTTCCGATGTATTCATCGGACAATCAACTATGCAAAAAAACATTGACAACAATGTATTTGTTCGTCATACTACATTAAGATACAAAAACAAACCATTATATATATATCATGAAGACCTTTGATGATTTAACATTCACTCCTCACGCACACGCTCACGACTTGGGCGTTCAAGCAAGTTTGACTCTTGACAATGGATACGCTTTCAGCGTTGTGGGCAACACCGATGGTGGTGACTTTTTCTATGGCAACCATCCGAACACTTACGAAGTTGCAGTATTCAATCAGCGTGGAGACTTTGTGCCACTCTCTGTCTCGGACGATGTGCTTGCTTACCAAGCTCCGCATCAAATCACTTCTCTCATGCGACAATTTCATCTTGATGGCGTATTGCACGAAAAATTGCTTGTAGATATGCGACACGACTTCAACGAAAAACGAGTTGCTAGTTACCAAGACTAAATACTTAAATAGCAAATAGAAATAGAACAAATAGAAATAGTAGAATAGTACAACTTTTACAATTGTATTATTTTATTGACCTATCCTGTCAGGGGGCCCCCTCAAGAGAATTGGGCAACCTTTTAGGACTTTACTCCCATTGTGAGTGCCAACCAAAGTCAATGTCGGGCTGATCCTCAAATTCCAAAAGAGTCACTTGATCTTCTAACTCACCAATTTCATTGCGTATTGCAACTCTTTGCGAGTCAGTCAAGATGCACTCTTTGAGTGCCTTGTGAAGTTCTGAGATTTCTTTTTGCATTTCTGATTTAGTCATACAAAAAACATAGCAAGAAAGCGTATAAAAGTCAAGCATAACTTTCAACTATTTTATTGACCTATCCTATCAGGGGGCCCCCTTGTCAAGGGGAAAGTCAAACTTTTTTTAAAATTCCAATTGGTCGTGGTAGCCGTAGTCGAAGTCTTCGTAGGCATCATGCCAACGCTCTTCGTGGTTACGGTGAACCTCTTGCATTAAGGCTTGCTCTTCCAAGTAACGCTCTTCAGCAAAAGCCTGATTTGTGCGAGCGATTTCCCTGTTTATCTCTGCCATTTGGCGAGCTTGCTCATTTGCGAGAGCGACGTTATCATTGCGGTCGAAGTGCGAGTACTTGCTAATCATATATAAACAACATAAGGGATGTGGTAACGGAACGCAAGCTAATTCGCATTTATTTTTATTTTTTTTACCTCCGGAGCGCGGGGGCCCCGCCGATAGAATTGTGCAAAAATTAAGGGGAAGTGGGCAAGCCCCGAATACTCAGTGAATGCCCAACAACCCCTTGGAGGAAAAGTTAATTATTTAGGTAATTAAAAAACATTCGTGCAGAACTGGCTAGTAAACTAAGAACTAAAAAAGTTGTAAAATCCATTAAGCAACAAGGCAAGGCTGACTTGCGACCAACTTCCTTTCTAACTCATGTATTTTTGAATCAAGTTCAATTTGCATTCCCTGTAAACTTTTTGCTTGTTCGTGATCGCCTTCTCTAATCGCAACAAATTTTTGTTGTGTGATTTTTTGCAGACGATCTGCTAATGACTCTATTTTGCTTCTAATTTTCATAGGTATATTATAACATTTTACGGCAAACAATTCAAGCTCAATCTTCAAAGATTGCTCGCATGGTTGGGCTTACTGCCTCCATGTCGTGAAGATTTTCGTCATTGTCGAAGTCATCGTCTTCATCAGCACGATCATCTTGACTTGCGAGTTGAGAAACTTCATCCTCAACATCTCTTTCGGTTGCTTCAAGCAAACCATGCTCAACAACCAACTCTTCAGCGAGAAGGTCAGCTTTCAAGTCGTCAACAAAAGAAGAAAGAGCAGGAGAAAGCTCGATGGCGTTAGTATTGCTCGCCATTTGGCGAATGATTTCTAATCTTTCAGATTCAGTCATAGTGTTTATTATGGTTATTTTTGTTATTGAGTCAAGTTTAATTTTAACTGATTTTGTTCTGCTTCAAGGATTTCGTCAAGCTCGATTTGTGCGTTAATCACAAGTTGCATAGCTTGAACATTACCTTCGTCAGCAAGTGGCGTGTGAATTCTAATGATTTCTTTGAGTTCTGCTTTTTTGTCCATAATGATAGAATAGGGAAATGGGTTGATCTTTGCAAGCTTTTTATGCAAAGAATGGATGTTTTTTTACTGAGGAAAGAGGAACTGCAACACGATCTTGCGAGCGATAAATTCTTGCCAAAACAAAAGTTTCAGCTCCATCTTTGTGGAAACCCTCGACTTGGAGGATTCTGCGTTTGTAATCTACTACGACATCATTTTTCTTAATCATACAATTACATTACCAAAAAAAATCAAAAAAAGCAAGAAAAAAGTTTCAAAACCGGCAACTATTTTATTGCACTATTCTACTGCCGGGGGGCCCTCCGGGCCTAAACCCTTGATGATCAATTACTTACATGAGATGATCGGCAAATTCTTTTCGCGGGCTAGACGCTTAGCTACTGCCATAGCCTTAGCGTAAGACATTGCGTTGTCAATTAATTTACCGTTTAGTACAACATTGTACCATTGGGTAAAGTTTTCATTTCTGTGAACATTAATCATATTTAATGGTCTCGCGAGTTGTGATTACATCGCTGAAACTCGCAGAGTCGCGAATGTCTTCCTCTTCTCGGAGGATAGTGTTAAGGTAAGGAGCGTTACCTGTACGCTTGTCGATACTCGCAATTCTCACACGAGGAGTTTCTTGATTGGGTCTTTCCCAAATCTTTACGCTATAGAATGTCGCCCTTTTGGTGACATGGATTTTTTTTACAATTGGGTTAGTTAAGTACATAAGTTATATTATTAAGGATTAAAGGTTGAAAGTCAAACATTATTTTTACCAACCGCAAGGCATAACCCCACGATCAAGAAACGCAACTGCTTCAGCAACCGAGCAACGCATGTCATCGCAGATGTCTGCCAGCTTTTGGTCACGAACACTATTGCGAGAAACAAAAGTTTTCTTTTGAAAGCGTGGATCTTTTTTGGTCATTGCCAACTCTTTAACTTCAGCGAACAAGTCCCAAGGTAACTTACCTTCTTTGCAAAGGTTGAAGACCGCTTGCTTGCGAGACACGCCTACGGAGGCAACTGACTCACATACGCTCTCTTCTGTTGAGAAGTACAAGTGAGCGGATACTTGGTTGTCATTAGTGGTGAAGAATATAATGTCGATAATTTTCATAGTTGTAATTGGGTTAATTGTTAAAGTCATATCTTAATCTTATATAAACAATCTAAACACAAAGTTAGCAAAAGTCAAATTTATTTTCAATTATTTTGCTTGCATAAAACACTATCAATCAAACACTTATATAAAACCGCGAAAAAAAGTTTAATTTATTTGCGATTATTTTTTGTTTTGTTGTAAGTGTATTAGTGTCAGTACTTTACGACACGACCGGGGCCCCCCCGGCAGGATAGGTCAACGCCGTAGTAGTATACTACATCATCCGAAGGCTGGACCTTGATCCACTGCGAACCAGTCGGATGGGTCAATGATGTGCCCGTTTAGCATAGGTTCGAAGTTCTTCTGGTGAAAGCCTAATCCTGTTATTCCGTTGACTCTTTCTCTTGTGGTTGGTGTGTTCCAACCTGCGAGGCTACCAAGTACAAGCCCGTCTTCGGTGCGTTGCACTATCTTGTTACCATGCAACCAAACGGCGTTGCCGTCTGTCATTGTGTTGCCAACTGCCTTGGCTTCACGGCGTTCAAATGCGTCTTTAATTTGTTGAGTTACTTTTCTCATTATAGAATGCTGTTGTTTTTTTGTATTTGACGAAAGAATTTGTAAGCTTGCTGTACCGCATGAAGGGCTTCGAGTACGGACTCGCCTTGTGTGAAGGTTGCCATCTCAACTTCAGCAAGGAATTTTAAGTTGCCTTCTGCTTTGGCAAGTTGCTCGATCAAGTCGATGCTTGGGAATTTACTTTCTTGTTCTTGTGTTTCGTTCTTAATCATATACTTAATCTATAGAATTTTTTCGTAAAAGTCAAACTTTATTTTAGTTTTTTTTGCTTACATCTTCGAACAGATCAATGCTCTTTGAAGTTAAATCTTTGTAAGCAACAAAGAAGACGAGGCTGAAGTTGGCGATGAATAGGATTTCTAGTAACATGATTTTTTATGTGTTATTAATTGTTATTGTTTATAATGTAGAGTATGACAGAGAAAAAAGAAAAGTCAACCCCTAAAAGAAAAAAAAGACCCTACCCATTAAATGAATTCATTTTAGAATCAAAACGCTGTAGACAACCGGGGGGTGCCTTTTTTCAATATGAAATTGATTTTATAAATTTTAATACATATGTTCGGATCAAAAAAAATCGGCGGCTCTGTAGAAAATAGTAAAAATTATAAGTAGAGTAAACAAAAAACCGCCAAAAAACATTTAAAAACAGTGTACATTAACATAATATATTTTATAACATGCCTCGACGCAAGAAAAAACCAGAGATCGTGAATGAGGACGAAATTGAAAAAATTCGTAAATCATTAACCAAAACAAACATCAAGCTTAAAAAAATTGCATTAACAGACAAGCAAAAACACTTATTAAAAATTATCTTTGACAATGATAGTAAAATAATATTCATAAGTGGCCCTGCTGGAACCAGTAAAACATACGTAGCAATATACGGCGCTCTGCAGCTTTACAACATGAACAACGAGCGTGGTATTACATATGTCCGCACGATCGCAGAGAGTGGCGAAAAAAGTCTCGGCGCGCTGCCTGGCGAAATGGCCGAAAAGATCAATCCGTATATGATGCCAATGAACGAAAAATTGGATGAATTATTGATTCCTGGACAAGCCAGTATATTAAAAGATAAAGAAATAATAAAAGGCATGCCTATCAATTATCTTCGTGGCGCAAGTTGGCGCGACGAAATAGTAATCGCAGACGAAAGTCAAAATTTTACATTCAAAGAACTGACCACCTTGATGACCCGCCTTGGCGAGGGCAGCAAATTGCTTATCTGCGGTGATCCCATGCAAAGCGACATCAATGGCAAAAGCGGATTCGCTGACATGTACTCACTTTTCAATGACGAAGAAAGTAAAGAAAAAGGAATACATACATTTCATTTTGGAGCGGAAGATATCAAAAGAAGCGAAATACTAAAATATGTAATACAAAAAATACAAAAAAAATAGTGTAATACTATTGCATGGCCGAAGTATCAAAATTACCTGGAGATGGTGAATCTGTAGGCGTCAATCAAATTCGCAATAAAGTCAATGAAATAATTGACCGAGGAGTTGGAGGCGGAAGTGGTGCTTCTATTGATGTTGGAATCGCTGGAGATTATGGAAACAATTTGGCCAACCAGATAGAGGTTTCTCCCTCGCCTGGATCAATATCCAATGAGGGATTGCGAAACACTAGCACTACTTATATTCCAAATGGAGGCACTGAGAGGATAGCCGACTTTCCGATTCATCAAAATCGTATAACCGATGAAACAGGAATCAATATGTTTGCTATTTTAGTGAATGGAAAATTATATACCTCTACAGGAAACTTGCAGCACGGAAGTGATGCTGTGTTTGTTGGCTCTGGAACAAATTCCTCTGTGCGTCCTGGCTTGGAAAATATGCGTGAATTTCATATGGGAGGATATTACAACAATAAACCTGATGTTCAAGTACTTGATTTTTATCTTGGTTTAAGTTTTTCTGCAGTTCTAATGAGTGATGGCGTTTTGTGGGGCTGGGGACCAAACAATCATGGTCAACTTGCTCAGGGCAATACCACAACCTACTATCATCCAGTTGTAATTGATACAAATGTTATAAGAATGTGGGCTCCCAAAGGAACTCAGCAATATATGACTTCTTACAATAGACACGCTTCATTGTATTGGAAAACTTCCAAGGATTATTATTATCAAATACGATGCGCGGGATATAATGGTAACGGTGTGCTTGGAGACGGAACAACAACAAACACTGGCACTAGTTCGAAACCATATGTAATTACACAATGGAATCATTTGCATCAGTATACTGATTATCGATTAAAAAACGTATACAATTTTAGCGGTGCCGGAGGTTTCGTTTTTATTGTTTTGCAGCATAATCAAGATGCGCGCGTGCAAAATGTTATTGCGTGCGGATACAATGACAAAAGTAATTTGGGGATCGATTTGTATGATTCGCACACGAGTTTCGGTCCTTCCAAAAACTCCCAAAATAGCGGTTTTCCGGTTATCATGCCATCCGCTACGGTGAACGTTAAGAAATGGTTATGGTGTCTAGATAGCCAGGGAAATCCAAGCTGGACTCCAACTTGGCGTTGTTTTCTTGATAGTTGTTTGATAGAAATCATGGGTTTTTTTGGGGGCTTTCATCATGGATCTGGTACTGGCAATTTCAATCCATGGGCTATGTGTTGGAGTCGTGTTTGGACAGGTTATGGAAATACACAGGGCGACTTTTTAAGAGCGGCTGGCTCGAATGAATATAGTCAACTTGGAGCTTTAGAAAAAGGCTTCGGAACAACATCCGCAAAAAGCACCAACTATAAAACTTTTAAATATATTGCTCCAAAAACCGGCGGTTATACATGGGATGAAGCTTTAGCAGACGTTGTAAATAATGGTATTGCATCCGCAAAGCTTGCAGCTCCATCAAGTCGATCAGATTGGAACCGTATGAGTGTTAATATTGCTGAGAATTTTTCTCTTCCAGGATCACAAGATTTGCATCATGGTTGGTTGGCATTAACTGATGAAGAAGGAGAAGGTTTTTGGAAAAATTATCACACCAACATACAAGTTGATAAAAGCATGATTCCTTGGTCCAGACCCCAAGCAGATGACTCGGGCTCCTCAAAATATTTCCAAGGTTATGCAGAATATGTTTATTATGCTTTAGGACAAAATCTTCGAAAAGAAGCTTTTACTGAGTCTACATATCAAGGTTCCGGAGAAGCAGATGGAATTCGAGCTGATAACTACTTTACTAATTCTACTCATCGTGTTGGCAGAGGAATGCATGATATGATATCTATTGGTAGAGGAGAAACAACTAGTAAAAATTATGTTTTTGTAGCAGACACTCATTGCACCAACACAACAATACCAACTTTTAAAACTAGAATATGGAGATCAGAGTCTACTACTTCAAGAGGTAGTTATGCAGATGTATCTATAGAAAGTAATTTCAGTGTTAGCAATATTCATACGTTCTGTAATTCGCAAAACGGATATAAATTGCATTATGTGAATCCATATATTGGTAAATTTGTTCATTTGGATGATATTGGAGATCTTGTTTATATTAGTTGGCACCACGATAACAATCAATTGGTATGCGCAAGAACTGCGGATCTAGGAAGTAATTGGACATACAATTACTCTACCATAGAAGGAGCATGGGGTCAAAGAAGTGCAGATGCGAATATAAACGTCGCCGCACCTGGTGTGCATACAGATGGAGGCGTCACATCTGCTGTTTATTTGGGTCAAGGAGTTATTGTTGCCGCATTTGGAGGGGCGAACCCTTATTCTGCACGAGGATTAATGGAAACAAACCCCAACCAAGCTTTATTGGTTAGAAGTTTTGATTATGGAAAAAATTGGCACATGATTGGAGACGCAGATATGCAGTATACATTTTCAAACTTAAACCCCAAAGCATATACGACAAGTCATTTTCATGTCGGAAGATATCACGATGTTCTCAGCAACAAATATCGTTTAATATGTTTTGCTGGTTCTGGTGGAACAACTGGACAAGGTTATTATCAAACGCATGCATTTGGTTGGACAATTCCTACAGGTGCGTATGCTCTTGCATACAGCGATGATTTTGGAGACAATTGGAATTGGTGCACGACAAATGGTGATGTTGAGGTAAATTATAACTTTCTTGATAGTCAAGCATGGCCAGACAATAATTTCTTTCGCGGAGATTCTATACATTTTTGCGAACAACAATCAAAAGTATATGCTGTTAACACTTCATTCAAGCAAGCCGAAGAGTGGAACGCTTACGGACAAACTAGGCCAAACTGGGGCGAGCGAGCCCAGGCTTGGACTTTTATTAGCAGTGACGGTGGAAAATCTTTTGTGGACACCATGAGTTCTGATCATGGCATTATTCAACAAAATGGTGTTTACAACAAGGGAGGTGGGGACTTGCATCGAACAGGAGTTTCTGGAGAAGAAGCTCTTCTTGCAAAGTCTTACAGAAATATAATGAAATTAGAACCTTTTGGAACAGACGGAGTTTTAGTATTTTGGCAGAGAAATAGTGACCAGGAATATCAAGGTCCAGGGTATGGTACTGGACTTGACAATAGTTCGATCCCTGTTGTAAATTATAGAGATATAGTAACAACCTATGGAAGTGCTGCTCAACAGCCAGAACACAGAATCACGGCCATATATGATATCATGACCCCAGAAGTTGTAAGAAATGGTCCAAATGTTGCTGATTATTTTTTGAACCCATATCATTATAGTTGGGCATCAAATAATACATATAAAAGATTATTTAATGAAGGATCATTTGTGCTTGGTGCTCAACTTGCAAATGGAGACATTAATTTTGTGCAAGGTGGATATGGAAACTTGAACACAGGCTCGACTATAGTTGCTTATGCTAAAAAATTTGATCAAACGTTGATCGGTTTCACTCAAGGAGAACATTTTGCTCATACAATGGCTGGATCTTTTGTAGGATATGATGAGTGGAGAGATCTAAGCAATAAATCTAGTAACAATCAATTTATATTTCAGGCAGGAGGAGCTTTATATCCCTTATTGAATGATATAGGAGGTCCATCAACCACAAGATCTTGGGGGGCATATATTGGAAACACAAGATATTTTGGTTATTGGATAGAAAAAGAAGTAAATATAGATGGTGCACATGGAACTAAATATCTTGCCCGAGATAGTGCAGACGGAAAACCTTGTGTTGATGTTTCAATTCCTGAAATTAATAGATTTACAAGTCCAACTGTATCTGCTTCATATACAGATCTTTTTGATGATCCTGTAACTCAAATACGAGACATTCGAACTCATGCCAGCGGTGCTGGAGGAGTTATCGTTACTTTAAGCAATGGAAAAGTATGGTCAACTGGATACAATGGTTTGAGTCAGCGAGGTAACGGATATTATACAAACGGACTTGTTTTAACGACAAATTTGGATTATCCAGTGATGATTCCTTATCCCAGCAAAACTACCTCTGTTGCTGGTTGGGATAAATGCATGTTGGCTATTGCACCTTATGGCACGCACGATCATTATACTAGTATACTCATGCGAGATCAAGATAATCAATTATGGGGCTGGGGATACAATGCTCATGGAGAACTCGGTGCAGCAAACGATACTCAACAATCTTTTCCGGTTAAGTCTCTATTACCTGCAAGTGTATTCCCTAGCGTTATGGGTCAAATGTCAACCACCAGTAATGGACCATCTAGTATTATTATTTCAACAGAAGGAGATATGTACGCAGCAGGCTACAATGGTCACAATTCTATTGCAGAGGGAGAGGGATGCCCAGCTGAATACAATATATTCATACCAATCAGAAATCCTTTGCCATAAAATGAGCCAATATATAAAAATAAATAACGACAATACTGTTATATTCCTTGGCAACAAGTTGTTTGATGAAAATCAGAAATTTGATGTTTTTTATACTGGAGATATTCCAAATGGAGATTTTTTTATTTGGGATAAAGCTTCAAATAGTATTTTAGAGGATTGTGATACCCGTAGAGAAAAAGAGTTGGGTTATATTCGTGATGCACGAAATCAACTCCTCAAAGATACAGATTGGATCATTGTAAAATCTCTAGAAAGCGGAGAGATTGATCCAGAATGGATCGAGTATCGACAAGAGCTTAGAGATTTACCTTCCCAATATAGTTTAACAGGTTTAATAGATTTTCCGAACCCTCCAATTAGTGGTTTACATGACTCAATAAACGTTCGAGAATTGCAGCCACATACGGCGCAGATTATTGATTATGATTCTAAAACGAATCAATCAGGCAAAGAAGATTGGGGAGATTGGGAAGGTTTAGAACAAGAAGTTGAGGAGACCATATCTGGGTCAGGAGTATTTCTTGATAAATACGACTTGATTCCATCTGGAGTCACTGAAGATTTGATGCCTGAATTTTTAAAAATGTCAATCTGGAACGAACATCTTCAACAATGGATATCAAAGCCAATGCGTTATGAAATTGAAAATTGAATCTGAGCTTAGCACTCCTCCTAGCGAGGTTTCTTGCTTTAGAGATGTAACATTATACGCAAAAAATTTTGTGTTTGATGATGTTATTATGGTTTGCCCCCCTGGTACTCGCACGATGTATTGGAATTGGCTAAAAACTTATGGAGCACACGATTTTATAAGTTATCTTATGCGTTCAGACGAAAAAGAGCCCGGATATAGCATGGGAACTACTCCGGGCTCTAATATAGTAACAGACCGTATCGCCTGCTATAACCTAAACGAAATTATTGGTTTGTTGAGGCAGGTTCGTTGCTAACCTGATCAACTGCTTGCTGCGCAGCATTTTGAGCCTCTTCTTGCTGCTTTTTTGCTGTTTCAAGTAATTCCTTAACTTCTTCATCATTCATGCTTCCAACTTGATTCTCGGCTTGCTCCATGGCTTTGTTTTGAGTTAGCTGAATTAGTGCATTTAGTGATACTTGAGCTAGCGCTTCGGCAAGATTGGTTCTTGCTAATAATTGATTTGCAATAAGAATTTGCGCGTCTTTGCGTTCAGGCGATACTGTTTGTTTTGATGTTTGATTTTCGTTTGTCATGTTATATTATATGGGGTTTTTCTATTTTTTAAATTGGATTATCGTTATTTTTATAGTATCGATTATATTTTTCTGTCTTTAGTTGTTTGATGATCACCATATCATAAAAAGATTGTACTTGTAGTTTTTGTATTTCTTGTTTTTGGTTTTCTATTAGTTTGTGCTGATCCCACATAAACCATGCCATGTAAAAAATGAGCAACAAAATACTCGTTCGAATTAATGATTCATTCATAACGTATGATATTGTAGAAAATAAAAAATTAAAGTGTAAAATATTTTAATGAGCAAAATGATTCATACATTACCTTTGTTGGACCCAGCAGAATTTAATCCTTCTACCGATTATCTGATTATGCAGAAAATTAATGGGCCAACATACAAATGTAGGGGAACAACTTTTGTGAGAAAATCAGATTCTGGCTTAAAGTTTTTATCTACTCCTATACAAATAGGACATGGTTCACGAGGGGCAGATATATCTCGTACAGTTACCGAATTGGATACTCCAGACCACCCGAATGCACACACAGCCTTATTATCGGTAAGGTCAGATCACGGATATTATCCGTCATGTACTTTTTATTATTATTCATCTAGCGAACATAGCGACGACTTTAAGCACGTTTTTACTTTACAGGACCAAGGAACTTCTCAATCTCTGCATGACCAAATTTTTGTGCCGATAATTGATGGAAAGGTTTACTGGAGTCTTTCTCAAAGAACGCATCACAGCTGTAACTCTTGGGTTTACTGGCACGGGTATATGGTATGAAAAAATCAGTCCAAGATTTACCTTTTGTTCCTGATGATTTTGATTTAAAAGATTATGCGTTTTTGTTTCATGATTCAAATGGAGTTGCTAGATCATCAAAGTTATCGAATTACGCAACCGTACTTTCTGGCAAGCCTAAGTTTTTAGACAAGCGTCAATCTTTTCCTTTGCTTGTTAGTGACGATTCTGGGAATAATGATATCTATCATAACGGAAAGAATTTTGCTGTAGACTTAAGTGAACATGTTCCGCCTTACGCCAAGGTTGCGTTTTGTAATTTTTATTATAGTCATGATGGTACGGGCGGAAGTTGGATCAAGATATATTCAGATGCAACATATACAGATGGATATTTCGCAAAGGTTTCTGCGACAGGTGATAAATGGAAGTCACGCAAACATAGGTTTGGAATAAATGTTGAAGTGCCAATTATTAATCAGCATATTTATGTTTGGGTTAGAAGCCATGACTCCTACTACGATCATAATAATAATGTTGCAGTATTTCTTCACGCTTGGATGTAATGAAAAAAACTATCGAAGAGTTTGAATCTTTTGAGGATTCCGGCACAGAATTTATTGACACCAATCAGTATGTTCTAGTACAAAAACCAAACGGAACTTTATATAAAATGCTCTCATCTGCCATAATTCTTCAGTCGAGTAATGGAATTGAATATTTAAAAAATTCAGTTGAGGTCGCTAATGGCGTAGGAACATCTCAAGAGCATACGTTTTCTGTTGGTGGACTTTTTTCCAAAAACGTTTCTGCGGTAATGGCGTCTATAGAACTTGTTCCAAGCGCACATCCAAATACTTACTTGTATTTTTATACAAAAGCTGATCGATCTGATGAATCAAAGCATACTTTTCGTTTAAGTCAATCTGATAAAGCTCAACACAGTGGGCATTTTTTTTGGCTTCCTGTGATTAATGGTTCGGTATATATAAAGTATACCATGTCTCGAAGCAATAACCGTACCTCAACCAAGTTGATTGCGGGTATTTAATTTTTCTTACCTTTAATTCTTTTTATTTCGTCGGGCAATATCTTGATCACTTTGTCGGTCTTGTTTTCCATCATCAATTCTGCAGGTGTTGCTCCATTCAGTCGAGCATTTTCTGTTTTTAGCCAACATGTTGATTGATAGGAATTTAAATTTTTACTGAGTGTTTCAAGGATGTTTTTTTGTGACATATAGTATATTACACATTTTTTTTTATTTTTAAATTTGGTGTATACCATTTATATGGGTCCAATACTTAATACTATTATAGGGGCTGGAATAAAGCTTGGTTGTAATTTGCTGAATTCGTGGCTTGAACAAAAGAGGCAAGATCAATTGGCGCTTGCTGCACGCGACGACAAAATGCTCGATGCGTTAATCAGAAGTCAAGCGGAAAATGCGAGCGATCCATTTGTAAAGGTTACTCGCAGAATATTGTTTATGAGTATAACATTTACTATGTGTTTTTTGATGATTTATTATGCATTCAATCCAGACATACAATACAATATAATTGTGCCAAAAGGAGATAGTGGTAAATTGGGATTTTTTAGTTGGATATTTGGCGGCAAAGACTGGGAGATGGTCACTATGACTGGCGGCTTGATGCTTGCATCGTTTATGGATCTTTGCTTTATGGTTGTGGGATTTTATGCAATCCCAAGTAAAAGAAGATGAGGATTTTAATATTGTTTTGCTTGATGCTTGCTGGCTGTATGACCAAAAATTTAGATAATATAGATAATAAAAAAATAGAGTTAACTTCTGAGCCTATAGAGTTATCAGTAGCTGACTTGAAAGAATCCCAAAAGCATGATATCGAAACTCCTGTTAAATATTTTCTATATATAATTGGAGCAGTAATGCTTTTGAATTTCTCTTTAATATTTTTTAAAAATGAATAGCGGATTAGATATAATAAGCGTGTTAACCGGCGTTGTGTCTTGCGCAACTGCTGTTGTAGGTATGTGGCTTAAGCTTAAATTTGACGAGCGTAAAAGCAAACAATTGAATTATGATCCAAACCTCCATGGAAGTGTGATTTCTGCATTAGAATTTACTATGTCCGAAACAGAAGCTGATAGAGTATATGTCATGGAGTTTCATAATGGAGAAAATTATTTTTCTGGCAAAAGTCAACAAAAATTAAGTTGCACTTATGAGGTTGTAAGCGAAGGTATTTCGTGCGAGTATACAAAACTTCAAAACATCAGAGTTTCTAATATGCATTCTATGGTGCAAGAAATTGCAAAAGAAAAACCTTTTCTGTGTGACTCTATCGATGGTTACAGTGAAGACATCTCTTTTAAATCATTTCTTCAAGAAAAAGGAGTAAAGAGTATGTTCGCTCAACCAGTCAAAAGTTTAAATGGTAAAATACTTGGTATTATAATTATTGAATATGTGAAGGAGCAAAGAGCTTGGGGAGATAATGCTCAAGAGTTTATGGAAAAACAGGCGCGAGTTATAAGCGGTTATTTGATATAATTATATTTTAGGCTATAATATAAATATATTATGGCTTTCTCATATTGTCCTCACTGTGGTTATAAAAATATGTATTCCTTGCAAGCTCCTAAATTTTGTGGAGGTTGTGGAGAAGGTTTAAGCATATTGTCTGCTGCTAAAAGCAGTCCTTCCAGCCCAACAACTGGAAAGAAATTAGTTCGTCGTCCTGCGCCTGCACGAAGTAGGTTCCAGGAAATAGAGGTTGATGATCCAGATGGAACAGATGTCTACCAGGTCCCCAGCATAACAAAATTGTCTTATAGTATAGAGCAAGACAAAAATAAATTTGATTTAAAAGATGTAGTATCTTTAGAGCAAATTGAAGCTATGTCTAAATCCGAAGAAAAGAAACCTAAAAAACGTGGCAGACCAAGAAAAAAGTCCTAATTTTACATACGAAGACAAAGCAGAAGAAATAGATATTGAAATTAAAAAAAGGAGGGGGAAATGGTTCCTAGACTCACTTGCATGGTTTGACTTTGAAGATGTTGAGCAAATCATAAAAGCTCATATTTATAAAAAATGGCATCAATGGGATCAAAGAAGATCTTTAAAGCCGTGGATCAATAAGATTATCACCAATCAAATGAAAAATATTTTGCGTAACAATTACAGTAATTTTGTTAGACCATGCCTAAACTGTCCATTTAATCAATCCTGCGCCGCTAAAGATGGGGGTGAAGCCTCTCTATGCGGTTTCACTAAAAGTGGATTGCAAGACTCTTCTTGCCCACTGTACGCCAAATGGGAGAGAACTAAAAAACCAGCTTACGGAATTAAGATGGCTTTAGCTCTTGAAAATCATACGCATGAAGTTGGAGCTATGCAAGATAATAGTTTTGATATTGTGGCATCCCAAGAAAAACTAAATCTACAAATGAAGAAACATTTATCTCCAAAACAATTTGCTGTATATGATTTGCTATTTATCAAAAACTTAGACGAAGAAGAAGTTGCAAAAAAGATGGGATACAAGACTACTGAAAAAGGAAGAAAAGCAGGATATAAACAAATCAAAAATTTAAAAAAGATGTTCAAACAAAAAGCTCAAGAGATTCTTGAATCAGAAGACATTATTTCTGTTCGAAAACCTACATTATGGACTTAAGCGAAGAACAAAAGCAAATTATCAGAGATAACTCTGGAGAAGTCTCTGACCTTTCTGAATTGACCGCATTAGTTTTTCCTGAAGCAGAAAACGTAGATGGAAGAACAAAAGAGGGTCGAGCAGTAAGAGAGTTTTTGTTGAAAAATAAAATTGAATATGAAACCAAGCATGTATACCCTAAAGATGATATTGACTTGACAGAAGAGCAAAAATCATTTGTTGACGAGTCAATTACTCAAGGCATGACATGCATGCAGGTTGCTACAATATTATTTCCAGAACAAAGATTGGTTCATACAAGCAAAGAATACCTTGCTGTATATAACTATGTTGACCAACATGAATTGATTAACACCCCAAGCTCTGAGAGCGCTATTAATAAAAAATATTCTCCTCCAAAAGCTGCCAGTAAAATCATAAAAAAAATAAATGATTGTGCTCAAACCAGTATCAATGAAAGTAAGCTTAGCCTTAATGAAAGAAAAGGTATGGAGGCTCTTGGCGGATTTTTATCTTCCCCAAGGTTTATACAGGTAATCAATACATACGATAGTCAACAGGATCGTGATTTATTTGAGGCAGAATTTGTTCGTGCAACTTGGGACAAACCAGATTTAACAAGTGATGAAATTAATTTATATATCAATGTATGCATGGACTATATTCATCTAAAGAATATACAAGCTGCAATCAATAAATTGAATAGAATGTTTGATGAAGCAGAAGATCAACAAGATCTAACTGTTAGATTAGCTGAACTATTAAAAACAAAAAGCGAGGAATATAATCAATGCGAAAAACGTATGGAATCATTGATTCAAAAGTTACAAGGTGACCGTTCAAAAAGAATCAACACAAAGCAGCAGCAAAATGCAAATATATTGGCTCTTGTTCAATTATTTCAAGAAGAAGAGGAGCGGGCTGTTATGCTGAAAATTGCAGAACTACAAAAACAATCTGCAGCAGAGGAAGCAGATAGATTGGAATCTATGCCTGACTGGAAGGCAAGAGTCCTTGGAATATCTAAAGAAGATGTCATCTGAAAAAAAAGTTTTATACGGAAAATATTTTGCACCACAAGAAACAGAAGATGCAGAGTCTAAGTTTTATGGTAAAAATACCCTGGGCTTTGGTTGGAGACCTGGAGATCCTGAGTTTGAACTAGTAATTGATTCATGCACAATCGATGGTGGAGGAGTGGCAGAAGCCTTGAAGCTATCTTTTTGTAAAAATGTTACCGTCAAGAACACTCAAGTGTTCGGAGGGTATGAAGATTGTGTTGATATAGTGCGAGGAAGTAATATCACCTTTGAGAATTGTACATTTTTCGCAGGAGAAAAAACAAAACAACATATTACTTGCAAGGGAGGTGCGAAAAATATATTATTTAAAAATTGTAAATTCGTTGGATCTTTTAGAAATTGGTGGGACGGAGCATGTATAGATTTAGGCAATTGGACAGATTATGATGATGTAGAGCGACCTATGGTTAGAAACGTTCATATCATCAATTGTTCTATGCAGGATGTATCGTGTCCAGTTTTATATCGAAGATTGTATTCTGAGACTCCCTATGTTTCATACTCAAAAGGTTTCAAATTTAATATACCAAGATTATTTACAAAAGCTTTTTGGTTTTTGCAGCGAAAAGGCTTGATTGGCGAACGAAGAAGGTTTGACAATGAACTGCTTAAAATTTACGATATAGAAAAATGAATACTTGTAAAATATGCTCCAAAGAATTCGAAACAGAGAAAAAACTGCATATGCATTTGCGGTCACATAAAATTACTCTTGCAGAATACTATACAAAATATTATCCAAGAAAAAACTTATTAACTGGAGATCCATTACCATTTAAAAATAAAGAACAATACTTTGACCGGGATTTTTCGAATCGAAATCAATTGTTAAAATGGTGCGCTCAAAATTCAGATGATACTGTGAAAGAGTATATTCTTGAATTACTCAAAAAAAGAGTTGCCAGAAAAGAATTATCTTACGGCCCATCTCATTTAGAATTAAAAACAAGCGATATGCCAACTGTAGATATTTATCAAAAACATTTTGGTTCATATTCTAAAGCTTGCGAGCTAGCAGGTGTCAAACCTTTATTCTCATCAAAATTACCAGAAGAATGGCAAAATAAAGTTCCCGAAGATGCAAAAATATTTATTGATACTCGAGAACAACAACCTCTGACGTTTAAAAATTCAGAATCATTAAAATTAGATTTCGGAGATTATGCTGTAGCAAAAAAATATTATGATTATACATATGTTGACCGCAAAAGCGAAGGAGACTTTAAGTCAACGCTGAGCAAAAATAATTTAGAACGATTCAGGGCTGAATTGCAAAGAACGAAAGATTTTGATAGTTATTTATTTGTTGTTACTGAAACCGATATGAGTACCATGGAAAAAAGAAATAGGTGGTCTCCCCATACATCCAATATGAAATATATTTATCACAACATGAGAGTTCTTGCTCATGAATTTGCTGGACATTGTCAATTTGTATTTACTGGCGGAAGAAAACAATCAGAATATATTATTCCAAAAATTTTAACTTTGGGTAAAAAATTGTGGAACGTTGATCTGCAGTATTACATCAGCAATAAATTAATTTAATGGCTTGGGAAACAGGAAAACAATTATCTCGAAGAGGAGATGACGATTTCAATAAGCAATTGAGTGAAGTCAAAGGTTTTATTGAAGAGAAAGAGGCTAAAATATTGTTGTATAAATTTCTGCGCGAGAATATTACATTTACTGCAGATTTAGTGAGCGGAGTACAACTGTTTCCATTTCAGCATATGGCAATCAAGGCTATGTTTAGCACCGACTACTTTATGGGCGTTTGGAGCCGGGGTATGAGTAAATCATTTACTACGGCAATTTATGCATATCTGGATGCTATGCTCAATCAAGGAGTTGAAATAGGTATTCTCTCTAAATCTTTTCGTCAGGCAAAAATGATCTTCAAGAAAATTGAGGATATCGCTGCGAAACCTGGAGCCGCTTATTTATCACAATGTATTACCCATAAATCCAAAAGCAATGACGAATGGTTGCTTGAAATTGGCAACAGCAGAATTAGAGCTCTACCTCTTGGTGATGGTGAAAAGCTTCGGGGTTTTCGTTTTCATAGAATCATTATCGACGAGTTTGCGTTGATGCCAGAACGTATTTACAATGAGGTTATCATTCCATTCTTGAGTGTTGTAGAAAATCCAACTCAACGAGAAGCTCTTCATAATCTAGAAACTGGACTCATTGAGAAAGGAGAAATGAAAGAAGAGGATCGTCATATTTGGAAAAACAATAAACTGATTGCTCTGAGTTCTGCTAGTTATAAATTTGAATATATGTACAAAGCATACGAGCAGTTTGAAGAATTAATTAGGACAGGAAGCTCCAAGCAGAGTGACGCTCATAGAGTGATCATGCAATTTAGTTATGACTGCGCTCCACGACAACTGTACGATCAAAACCTTTTGAATCAAGCAAAATCTACAATGAGTCAGAGTCAGTTTGACCGAGAGTTTGGATCGATATTTACAGATGATAGTAGTGGCTACTTTAAAACATCGAAAATGGCTGCTTGCACTCTAAAAGATGGAGAATCTCCAACGATAGAAGTTGCTGGAGAAATTGGCGCGAAGTATATTCTTGCATTCGATCCCAGTTGGGCAGAAAGTGAGAGTAGTGATGATTTTGCAATGATGATTTTAAAATTGAATGACGACAAAAAAACTGGAACGGTTGTTCATAGCTATGCTTTAAGCGGAACTAATCTAAAACAACACATTTTTTATTTTTATTATTTACTAACTCATTTTAATATTGTGAGTATTGTTGGCGACTATAATGGAGGCGTACAATTTATCAATGCATGCAATGAAAGTAGTTTGTTTAAGAAAAACAAAATGAACATCAAGTGCCTAAACACAAACTTTGATGATCTCGAACACTATCAAGAAAAATTAATAGAAGGAAAAGGAGAATACAATCTTGACGACAAAACTATTTGTTATCTGCGAAAACCTACGAGTGCATGGATAAGATTGGCAAATGAATTGTTGCAAGCAAATTTTGATCACAATAGAATACATTTTGCAAGTCGAGCAATTGATGATGCATATAACGAGCAACGCAAAAAGAAAATACCAATTCAAGATATTAAATTCCTACGCACATCTCAAAGTTTAGAGCGGCAAACCGACGCTGCAAAAATGATTGACTTCGTGGAGCATCAATTTGATATGATGAACTTGATCAAAACACAATGCTCATTGATTCAAATTACAACCTCTGCCAGTGGCACACAAAATTTCGATTTACCATCAAATCTAAAACGCCAAACTGGACCAGAAAAAGCGAGAAAAGATAGTTATTCTGCATTGGTACTTGGAAACTGGATGGTAAAATTGTATTATGATATGATGAACGCAAAAGCAGAAAAAGTAAATTATACTTTTGCTCCCATGTTTATAAAGTGAGTGTACAATCTGTAGATGTCTAATTATAAATATACAACAACTTTTGATAGTGTAGTTTTTGCTTCTAGTGATATTGAGGAATCTAATATTAGCAAAGCTTCACTCGAGGCTTTGCGACCACTGATCCCTCAAAACATAAATCTAGATCGCAATATAGACTTGCTAGGAGTAGCTTTTAATGCTGCTGTGGTTAACAAATTTAATAAAAACGGAGATGGTATCAGCAGTGAATCTGCTGTAGCAATTAAAGATTACTTCGTTCACAAACCAACCAACATCGAGCACGATCGAGATAGAATTGTAGGACATATTGTTTCTGCAGGTTTTTCAAAATACGATGAGTCTTCTGGTCTTATGAGTGATGAAGAGGCATTGATCGAAGAAGGTTCTTACAATATAGCTCTTGCTGCAGTGGTATATAAAACTGCAAGCAAAGAGTTTGCTGACTTGGTTGTCAATTCAACAGATGCTGATAGCGATTATTACGCAACTGTATCTGCAAGCTGGGAAGTTGGTTTTAATGAATATGTAATTTCTGTTGGAGGAGATGATCTATATGAATCTACTATCATATCTGATCCAGAAGAAGTGAAAGCATATTCTCCGTATTTAAAAGCTTTAGGTGGAAAAGGAACTTTGCAAGATGGTCGCAAGGTTAATCGTTTGATTATTGGTGATATATATCCTCTAGGTATTGGGTTCACATCTAATCCTGCTGCAGACGTTAAAGGTTTGGTTGCACAACAAGGAGAAGAAAAGCCCAAGCAATCAAATCGCAATGAGCCTATTGATCGAATCATAACAAAAAGCAAAAAAATTTCCCATTCCTCTCAAGAAAATGTACTAAACAAAGAAACCAATAATAATACTATTATGGACAAAGAAACAATCATAAATGAATTCCGAGCAGCTTTAGATGAAAAGCTTGGCAGCCAAGATTTCTCTGAAGAGAGCGTCGCAAGTATCTCTAAAGTGTTTATCGAAGCTATCCGCGAGAAAGGCGAACAATATGTTGCCGACCTCGAAAAAGCTAAAGCTGAAAAAGAAGAAGCTGTTCAGGCTCAAAACTCCGTTCAAGAGAAAATGAGTGAAGTGGAACAGCAATTACAGGCCACTCAAGAAAAGCTTGCAGCTCTTGAAGAAGAGAATGCTGCTCGCGAAGCTGAAGTTCGTTTTAATGCCCGCATGGAGCTTTTAAACGAGATTTATCAACTTGATGAGGAGGATTCCAAAATTGTAGCATCTGAACTTTCTAGCCTTGATGAAACTGAAGAAAGTTTCGCAGGTTATCAAGAAAAGCTTGCTAAAGTTTGGAAACACAAAAACAAAGAATTTATTGCTGCTGAACAAAAAGCATTTGAAGATCGCGTAGCTCAAGAAGTTGAGAAACGTATCGCTCAAACTGCTGAAGCTTCAGAAGCACAAACAGAACAGATTGAAGAAAAATCTGAAGAACAAGTTGAAGTAGCAGAAGCTTCCGAAACTCAAGAAGAAGCTGAAGAGTCAGATGAAGTATCTGAAGCTTTAGAGAATCTTGAAGTAGAAGAAGCAGCTATTGTAAACAATAATGAAGGGTCTTCAAATGGAGAATCTCTTCGTGATCGTCTTTCCAAGACCTTCAAAGAATCTGTTAAAATTTCATACTAAAAAATAAATAGGAGAAAAGAATTATGGCAAAAAAAATACTACCATACCGAGACTACAGCGAACATGACGTTCTTAACCTGTTCTCTCTTGACGTTGCTTCGTCTGACACGCTCACCGAGTGGGTTGAAGCTTCAAACGGCAAGTGGGACTCTGGCGTTGTTGTTCAAGTAAAGGCAGGAGATCTGCCCGGTGATCTGCCAGGAGAAGGTGGACTTAAAACCTCTGGAAAACTTAGAGCATATTTAGGTTCCGATCCTTCTAGCGCACACATCGGATTCAATGCATACCCTTCCAACGGTATGACAGTAGAACCTGCAGACGACGCATCCGCAGCTATCGGAATCACTCTTCGTGAAACCTTGGCTTACGATGAAAATGGAGAAAAACTTCTCTATTACAAAAGAAAGCTTGATGAAGCTCAAGCAGTACTTCCTGGTCAAACAGTTCCTGTGTTAACTCGCGGAACAGTTACATTAACTGTTGGTACCGCTAATGCAGCTGTTATTGACTCAGACCTTAGCAACGTAGTAGCAGGCGCAAAACTGACCGTTGGAGCAAATGGAGTCTTGAACATCGCTAATCCTGCATCTGATACAGTTGTTGGTTCAATCATTGCGATCGGTAAAGATTCTGACGTAGATGGAACCAGCAAAGCTCTCTGCCGCATCAACTTCTAATCAAGGAATCTAAGAAAATGAAAATTACTTTAGAAAAAACCCCCGAGCAAGTCGAGCTTATCAAAGCTATGGCTTCCAAGAATCGTGATGTTGCTTATGAAGCTCAAACTGCATTGGCTGAATTTATTGGCCCAGTTTTGGCTGAAGTTGTTAATACAGCTCCTACTGTTAGTAACATGTTCACATCTCTTCAGTTCAACAGTGACGAAAGCCCAAGTATTCCTTTGGATCTTTATCACGACATTACTGACGAAGATTACATTCAAGTTTGGAGTCAATCCGTTCCTGGCGGACTTCCTACCAACCAAGTTGCTCCTTCACAAAGCGAGATCAAGTTCACCACTTATACTCTCGACAGTGCATTGAGCTTCGACAAGCGTTACGCTTCTCGTTCCCGACTTGACGTTGTTAGCAAGACTTTCACACGTATGGCTCAAGAAATTCTTCTCAAGCAAGAAAAAACTGCAGCAACTATGATTATGTCTGCTTTGGCTGGCGCTGAAACAAAAGCTGGAGACAAGCATGTTATTCGTTCTGCTCAGGCAAATCGCTTCTTGCTTTCTGACCTCAACAAATTGTTCACCCTGGCCAAAAGAATCAATACTTCTTGGACAGGTGGTACTCCTGCTGAGCGTCGCGGACGTGGAATCACAGACATCTTGGTTTCACCTGAAATCGTAGAAGAAATTCGTGGTTTGGCTTATAATCCAATCAACACAACCAGCAACCGCGATGATGGCGGAGATATTGCTGGTACCGACAGCATGCGCGATGCTATCTTCAATAGCGCTGGAATTCCTGAATTCTATGGCGTATCCATTCAAGAATATAATGAAATGGGCGTTAAAGGCAAATGGAATGATGTATTTGATACTGCGTCTTCTGATAATTACGCAGCTCATTATACTACCAGCGCTGCTGCTTCAGCTTTCGATGGAGATAATGAAGAAATCATTGTTGGTGTTGATCTTAGCCGCGAATCTATGATTCGTGCGGTAGCAACCGATTCCGAGTCCGGAGACGAGTTTTCTCTCGTAGCCGACGACCAATTCGTAACACGTCAATCCAAGATTGGTTATTACGGTTCTCTCGAAGAAGGCCGTATGATCATCGACGATCGCGTATTGCTTGGTCTTATCGTTTAATTTTAATCAAATTAACGTTTTATAAAAGGTCCACCTCAGGAAACTGGGGTGGATTTTTTATTTTATCAGTTTACTATATATTAGTGTATTATCTATCAAGGAAAAAGGTATAATTATGGCAAAGAAAAAAACAACCACGAGCAAGTCAACTGCTTCCAAAAAGAAGCAGCCCAAACTTGAACAATTACAACAAACAAACGGAAAAACCTATGAAGAGCAAGTGGCTCGAGCAAGAGAGCTTGAAGATATTCTTGGTATTCCGCAAATCAATCCATTCAAGACAAACGACAAAAACGTATTCAATGAAATGATCAAAGATATGAATCTTACAGATCTTCAGGCTTTTGCCGTAAAAGTTGGTGTTTTTCCCGCAGGAAATAAAACGGTTTTAAAAAACAAAATAAAAAGAGCTTTTGAATCTAGTTTGCATGGCAAGGGCTCTGTGCAAGTAATGGGTCAACCAAAACAATTAGATCCAAACAATCCCAAGCATAAAAGTGTAATTGATTATTTAAAAGGATAAACTATGCACGGAGATATCGAACAAGAAATATCAAGCCTTCAGGTTGTATATGATAATTTAGATGCTGGATTATCGAGTCTTGCATATGAGGACTTTGATTATGATAAAGATATCTCTAGTTTAAGTGTTTATCAAGATGGCATTATCTCAAGTTTAGAATATTTTGAGGCAGAAAATACTGGACAATATATAAATGATATTTCTAGTCTCCAAGTTGAGACTGGTTTTATTGGTGATGCTATATCCAGTTTATCATATGAAGATGAATTGAATGATAATGAAATGGCTGTTCTCAGTGGCAAGATGCACGACCTCGCTGAGGACATCAATATCCTTAAATCATATTGGGATAATCACAAGCCATCCTCAAGAGTTCGTCAACTAGCTCAAAGAATATATGATGAAGAAATTGGTTTCGAAACAGGAGACGCAAGAACTACAGAAATTTCTTTGATTGGAGATTGGTTGGAAGGTCATCTTGGTGAACTAAATGCACTGATTTTCACATCATTTAGCGGTTACGACCCTCAAGGATTTAATCTTGAAGAGCAAGCAATACTAAAAGAATTGTACCTCGCTGAATACAATCGCAAGGCTCACAGAAGAGTTTTGCGTGGTATTGACGGCAGCAACGGAGCTCCAGACTTTCAAGTGATTAAAGAAGGAGATTCTATGATTCAGAAATCAAATAAAAATGTAACCGCCAAAAGTTACAGAGAAGCATATCTTGATTCTCAGCAAAGAGTAAAAGATTTAGTGCATTCGTATAATCTATATGGTGCAAAACCAAGTCAAGTAGTTGGAGATGACGCTCCTGTATCTGGACAAAACTCTAGCATCGATAGGTATTACAATTAAAATTGTGTAATAATTAATTATGAGCGAATTATCAGAAAGCAACTTTAATAACAATTCCAATAAATTAGCTAAATCTCAGTTGTTTCATGTTTGGAAAAAAGCAAGAATAATGTATGAGATGGTTAATGACAATACGGAACTTGAAGATGTTGTGCGTAAAAATGTTGCCGAAGCATATGAAGCAATTGATCGTGCGTTACAATACTTAGAGTACGAAAAAATCTTCCCAAGCAAACGAGAAGAAGCAGAGGAAGATGAAAAAAGCAAAAACAATTATCTAAGCAATGAAGACAAAAGGTATCCTGTTCCTGTGGAGCAAGAAAATGGAGATCAATTTGTTACTCGATGTATACTAGATGCAAACATGAAAAAACGTTACCCTGTACAAGGAGATCGTTTTGCAGCTTGTATGTCAATTTACAATAATAAAACTTCTTCACCTAGCGAAAATTCTCATGATAATCCGGGAGAAAAATTTGAAGATCCTATGGCAACTAAAGATCCTGAGCTGCCAGATCCTCCTAAGCCTCTTCTTCCGTAATTTTGTACTGCATTTCTCCTTTAATCAAGGAGAATTTAATGCTTGAGCTTTCTGGCAATTCTTTAGATAAAATCAGCGTGCTCAATTGATTTTCAATAAGTTTTTGCATGATTCTTTTGATTGGGCGAGCTCCCATTTTTTCTTGAATTGCTTTTGCGGCAATATATTTCATTGCTTTTGGAGTTGCAGATAATTTTATATTTTTATCTGATAATTTATCTGATAGTTTAGAAAGTTCAAGTTTTACAATTTTTACTAAGTGCTCTTCATTAAAATCATTGAATAATATTATTTCATTGAGGCGATTAAGAAACTCTGGACGAAAGAAGGTTTTGAGCTCTTGAAAGAGTTTATCTTTTGCTACTTGTTCGCTGTCACTTTGACCAAAGCCAATGTTTGGTTTTGCGGCTTTTTCGCTGCCTATATTACCAGTTAATATAATTATGCAGTTATTGAAGTATACCTTTCTGCCAGAATTGTCTGTGACAACTCCCTCTTCCATGATTTGAAGAAGAATATTGAGCACCTCTGGATGGGCTTTTTCAACCTCATCAAACAGTATAACACTATAAGGGTTTCTTCTAACTCTTTCTGTGAGCTCTCCACCCTCTTCGTATCCTACGTAGCCAGGTGCAGCACCAATCAATCGAGTCGCAGAAATTTTTTCGCTGTATTCACTCATATCGATTTGTATAAGAGTGTTTTTACTGCCATATATAAATTCAGCAATACATTTAGCTGTATAAGTTTTGCCTGTACCACTTGCTCCTACAAGAAGAAAGCTGCCAACAGGTTTGTTAGGATCTTGCAAACCAGATTTAGATCTTAATATGGATTCTGATATTTCTTGCAGGGCTTGTTTTTGACCAATAATTCTTTTGTTTAAATTCTTAAATAATCCGAGCATTTTTTCGCTATCTTTCTTGCTCATGTCTTTGATGGGTACTCCAGTTCTAGAGCTTAATACTTCAAAAATATCTTGTGGCTTAACTGGAATCTTCTTTTTCATTGTTTTCTTTGCCCACTCAGATATGATCTCATCGTATTTTTCTAACAAATCTAGTTGCTCATCTTCAATGTGCTCGTAAGAGTATCCTACAGATTGAAGCTTTGATTCTTTTAAGGCAAGCTGTTCGAGCTGATGTTCAATATCTTTTGCTTCTTGAGGTCGTTCGATATTTTTAATTTTAACTTTTGACCCAGCTTGATCCATGATATCAATTGCTTTATCGGGAAATTGTTTATCAAGAATATATTTGCCAGCAAGCTCAACAATAAGATCCAATGTTTCTGAAGGATACGATATGCTATGAAAAGATTCGTATTTATCTTTTACTCCCTCTAAAATTTGTCTTGTTTCTTTTTGATTTGGCTCGATAACTTTAACTGCTTGGAAGCGACGATCAAGAGCTCCATCTTTTAAGATAGTTTTTTTGTATTCTGCATGAGTCGTAGCGCCTATGCATTTAAGCTCTCCGCGCGCTAGAAGGGGCTTCAAGAGGTTTGCTGCATCCATGCTACCTTCAGCGCTTCCAGCGCCCACAAGCGTATGTATTTCGTCTACAAACAGTATGATATCTTTATTCTTTTTTGCTTCTTCAATGATACCCTTTAATCGTTCTTCAAATTGACCACGATATTTTGTGCCTGCAATCAAGGACCCCAAGTCAAGAGAATAAATGACTTTGTTTAATAAAAAGTCAGAACTAGTGCCTTTGACTATGTTTTGAGCTAAACCTTCTACGATGGCAGTTTTGCCTACGCCTGGATCGCCAAGAAGTACAGGATTATTTTTGGTTCTGCGGCAGAGAATTTCTGATACATCGTATATTTCACTTTCTTTACCAATAATATTGTCAAATTTTCCTTGTTTGGCTAGAGCATTTAAGTTGGTGGCAAATTTTTCTAAATTTTGGTTCTTTGTTTCTTTAGGGGCGTTAGACTTTGTTTTATTTATGAATTTTATTCTATCTTGTTTTGGAGGAGTCTGTTCTTTTGAAATATGCAAATATTCTCTCACTTCAGAAATTATATCATCTTCTGTTGCGTTGAATTGATCGAAAAAACTTGGTATGCTTGAGTGTTCGTATTTTAATAGAGCAAGAAGCATGTGTTCTATTCCTACATATTCATGCCCTAGCTTTTCACTGATAGAGGCTGCTACTTTTAATACAAGATGAAAATGTTCATCGTATTCTGCGTCTATATCTTCAGGTGAAAATGTTTGAGTTTCATCAAAATCAACAATGTAAAATGTTTTTTCGATCTCGTTTTTGAGAACTTCTTGATCTATTTGAAGTAGAAATAATATTTCGCTTAAAATTCCAGCGCTTAAGTCAACCATCCCGTAAAACAGGTGCTCTAAACTAATAAATTCATTTCCGAATTTTTTTGCTACTCTCTTGGCTTCGCTAATCGCTTGTTGCGCACGTGGCGTAAAGTTAGGTTTTGGAGTCATCTTCATCAGTTTACACCTTATTATTTGACGTCAGACATTTTCATGTATATCTTTTCATCCATTATATTCAAAGAATCCAAAAAAACAATATCTTCACCTTTTCTGCCATATACTACTATTATATTCTTTTTTGAGGGAGTTTTCTTGTTTGCTTCGAAATATCTGTCATAATAGTTACCTCTTCTAGAATTTAGAAGCATAGCGTCATATCTTCCATACTCGTCTGCAATAGATAATTTCATATATTTATTGCCGTTTCTAGAAGTTCTCTTAATACAATCTTCAACGACTCCGATAAATTTTCCTTTATCATCTGCTTGCATTAGACCAAGATCTCTAGAGTCACATAAAGACGTGTGAGAGTCTACAAAACAATCCTTTAAGTTGCAGCTATGACTATAGCCTAGCAATTCAGTTTCAAAATACCAATTAGCGAAGCTTTCATATTCTTTGTTTTTATCATAAATTGATTTATAAACATCATATTTTTTCTTGAATGTTTTAAAGCGAGACTCTTTCATAAGAGGTTTTCCATCGTCTCCAACCAAATCACCTTTCTTTGCGTCTGCAATACAATTCAAAAGTTTGTATTCGTATTTATCTCCAAGAAGTATAAAGTTACGTTTTTCGCGATCAGTAAGAAGGTTAAAGGCTTGAGCTTCAAGCGCCATAAGTGACCTATTCTCCCCTTTACTTTGTAAGGCGCCAGCTTGAATTAATGCACTTAGAACACCTATGTTTAGGCCAGCCTGCTTTGCTGCAAGAAAAATATCATATTTTGTTGGAGTTTCGCTCGATCGAAAGTCACTCAGTGATTGCAGAGATTTTTCACTTACTCCTTTGATGCTGTTTAAACCAAACCTTATATCTTTACCCTCAATCGCAAAGTCCATGCTAGATTTTGCTAAATCAGGAGAGAGTAATTTAATATTGAATTTAGATAATTCTTTGCTGATTTTAGAAATTTCTTCTTGTGGGGCTGGTTCGTATTTAGTCATCTTTAACAAACTCAAGAAAAATTGCTGAGGATGATTAAATTTGAGATAAGTAGTCCATGCAGAAAGAACAGAATAGCTAAGAGAGTGTGATTTATTGAATGAATAGTTTGCACTATCTTCTGCAACGCTCCAAAGTATAGTTCCAATGTCAGGAGATAGTCCATTTTCTTGGATCTTTTCGTCGATTTTAGCTTTCCAAGCAGGCATTTGGTCTACTTTTTTCTTGCCAACAATCCTGCGAAGTTGTTCCGCTTCGTCAAGCGTGAATCCTACCTTTACTGCCATTTGCATTAATTGTTCTTGGTACAATGGAATTCCACCTGTATAATCTAAAACGTCTGAAAAGAATTCATGGATCACTTGAGCTTCTCTAGTTTCGACATAAGTTGCATAACTGTCCAAAAATTCTAATGCGCCTGGCCTTCCAATTGCCACTACAGCACTAAGCTCTTCAAGGCTTTCAGGCTTGACTTTCTTGCAAACTCTATAGTTTGTATCAGATTCTAATTGAAACAAACCGTGAGGCGCTTTTAGAGTCTGTAATGGTTTGAAAACATCTGGGTTATGAAGATCTATTTCGTTACAGTCAATCCCAAGATCTTTACAGACATCATAAATAACACTCAATGTTCTTAATCCTAAGATGTCAAACTTAACCATAAGTTCAGAAACCCAATTCATGTCGTATCCTGTCACCAAGGCTCCGTCATTTGATTTTTGAATTGGGCAAATATCTGTCATTGTGTCAAATGAGATGGCTATGCCACTAGGGTGAACTCCTGTGTTTTTATTGAGACCTTCAAGCTTTAAAGCGATATTAAAAACTTCTGCGTTTTGCGCGGCCCAATCAGTAAATTTTTCGCTCTCCTCAATAGCATTTCGTAAGGGCATAACTACTCCGAAGCGTTTGGGTATTGTGTCACTAACTTCATTTACTTGTTGTTCTGTAAATTCCCCCACAATCTTTCCGCATTCTTTTACGCACAGTTTGCCACTTAAAGTATTGAGTGTCAATATTTTAGCTGTTCTAGCAGGATGCTTGCGCTCGATGTAGTCAATTACTTCTGCACGTCTTTCATATGCAATATCATTATCTACGTCTGCAAGTAAGCTACCATCAAGATAAGTGATTCCATCTTTTTCTATTTTGCGGGCCCTGCTTTTAGACACAAATCTTTCAAAGAAAAGATTGTATTCTACTGGATCGACGTTTGTAACTCCAATCAAATACAAAACCAACGAACCTGCTGCACTCCCTCTTCCTGGGCCTGTTGGAATATCATTCTCATGACAAAAATTAAGAATATCCCAATTCAATAGAATATAATCTACAAAACCTAAGTCTTGCAAAATATCCAATTCTGATTTTGCTCGATCAAAATATTCTTTCTTGTTTTTAAACTTATCTATTCCCCGGTCATATACTCCCTTGTGGCAAAGTTTGCGCAAAAATTCAAAGTTGCTTACGTCTGGTGAGCAATCAAGCATTTTATAGTATTTGTCTTCTATTGTAATATTTGGAAGGCGTACTCCTGCGGGAACGCAGTTATCGTAAGATGTAAAATTGTCTGTAAAGTTGCTCATATTTCTATTTCCCATATCATTTTTTTAAATACTTCAAAATTGACATTAATGTCATACAATGCATCATGCAGTTTTTTCTCATCAAACTCAACATCAAAATCTTTACAACATTGTTTTAGGTTGCAACTAAGTCCTCTCTCAATGAGGTGGTTAAGTCTGTACTGCCATGCAAGGAAATCATCATCTTTATCTAATTTAATTCGCTTCTTGAGAGCCTTTGCTAGGCACAGTGTATCTACAAGATTTTCTGTATAGCTAAAATCAGATTCGGCTTTCGGGTCAACCAATTTGCGATGCAGATTATGCATGTAAACGTCAAAGCCAAGTAGGTTGTGTCCGACCTTGAGGTAACTGTCATCATAAAGATATTTCTCGAAGTGATCGAGTGCAGCTTTGGCGCATGTTGCTTTTTTCTTGTATTTGGCTTCAGTGAAACCAGTAATTTTCGCGGCATCAGGTGATACATTCAGTTCGTCCCACTTGAGCCAATAATCTTTTGATTCTACGACCTTGTTGTTTTCTATAACAAGAAATGCTAATTGCCAGGGTTTATTGTTTTCAATTAAATTAAGATTACATGTTTCGTAATCAAATAATAAGTATTTTTTGTTTTTTTGAAATCTAAGTAGTGATTCTTTCATTAAATATCGTTTCTTTGTGTGTTGCCGTAATTAATAAATAACTCTTCATCTTTAAAGACTTTTCTGTTTGTTTTAAACCGAAAGCAAAAATCTTTATAATCTATCCTGTAATCTATATTATAATTTTCTGAGTGGTTGTATATCATACCATATCCTAGTACAGTAGCTGTGGAAAAAATCTTGTTTAGGTCTTTATATCCAAGAGATTTAAGTTCTTGAATGAATGTATTTACAATTTCTTCATCGTCTACACGAAGCAAAAACTTGCTCCTAAAGTCTAGTTCTTGGTTTTTTTCTGATGTTATATCTTTATCATAAAACATAGAAAAAACGTATCGTTTAAGTTCTGCGTCTTGAATGTCAATTGGGCAGCCAGATATAATAAAATGGCACTCTTCAACAATTGTCCCTTTTTCTATATCTCGATCTGCAAATACCCCTCGACCCATGTCTTGAGTATTTCTGACAGAAATATAGTGCGGTTGAATAAGATTATCTTTCATTATTTTCCTTCCAACTTTCGAAGCAAAATTCATTGCTACCGAAGTGATCTAAGTTTGGTTTACTTAATGTTTTGTTGCCGAATGTTCTGCCGGTAATACATTTGTATGTTTGTAGAGCAGTTACATCAGATTTATTTTTATAATAAATACTTTTTACTGATTCTGTTTCGCTTTTATATTTTGTTGCATAATTTTTTACTTTTTGTTGTATAAATTGATCAAAAGGTAAAGAGTTGTTTTCAATAAAGAATACAGGTTTGCAGAAATTAAAGCTGGGTGTGCAGTTTGAGAACTTCATTAAATTATTGTATATAAAGCTATCATAAAAAGGAATTGCCAATAATAAGTTCTCTTTGTTCCAGTGTTTCTTCAGTATCTTTTCATCAACACAGTTGTAATTTTTAGTGAAAGCCTCGCTGTATATACTATTTAAAAGTTTACAGCCTTCAGAGTTTTTTGAAAAGATAATTATCTTATGCGAAGAGCTGACAGATTCGCTTTTTGGATCAATACTTGCATCCTCTCTCATATCTATGCGTAATCCAAAAATTAGTTTTAAATTTAAATTATCGGCATTTTTTTTGGCCTGCAGAAACCCGGTGAGAGAATCTTCTACCAAAATAACTTCTTTGAGATTATTTTCTACAGCAATACTAAAAACACTATCTGATCCACCCTCTTTATGTGTAATTGGATCATCCAGAGTTAATATACTTTTGCCGATTGAATAGTGGCTTTTAAATAAAGGTAACATGCCAACTATTTTATCAAAAGTCAATGCGCTTGTCAAGAGCTAAAAAAGTTATCAACACCCTGTGATTTCAATTGACACAACCCCAACTAAATGTTATTATTTAAACACGATATGGATATAAAAGTAAAAAAACGAAATGGTCGTCTTCAAGACTTTCTAGTCGAAAAGATTAATGCTAATGTAGAACGCGCATGTGAAGGAATTTCAGATGTATCTGTGAGTGAAATTGTGCTAGATGCGCAACTTCAATTATATGATAAGATCACAACTCGAGAAATTGACACTGCCCTGATACTGAGCGCGAGAGAAAAAATAGAGAAAGAGCCCAGCTATAGTTATGCTGCAGCTAGACTATTATTAAATACTGTATACAAAGAAGTATTTAAAGAAGGTGTTGATAGCGACGCATTTAAGTTGCAATACCGCAAAAGTTTTATTCAGGGTATCAAAAAACTTGTGAAAAGTGGAAAGCTTAATAAGCGTATGCTTGATTATGATTTGAGTCAGTTATCTGAAGCGATCAGTATTCGTCGAGACAATAGCTTCAAATATCTTGGCATTCAAATTCTCACTGACAGATATTTTATCCGAGAAGACGGTAAAATCATGGAGGCACCGCAAAGCTTTTGGATGCGCGTCGCTATGGGCCTTGCTCTCAATGAAGAAAACAAAGAAGAGTGGGCAATTAAATACTATGATATGTTTAGTCAATTTTTATACACTTCTTCTACTCCTACCTTATTTAATAGTGGTACCGCACGTTCTCAATTGAGCAGTTGTTATCTGAATACATTTGATGATAGTATCGATGGAATTTTTGATGGCGCATGGCAGGAAGCAAGAAAAAGTAAATATGCTGGCGGACTTGGTCTTGATGTTACTCCATTTCGTTCCACTGGTTCACACATCGAAGGTACAAATGGTATCTCTAGCGGACTGGTTCCATGGTTAAAGATTTACAATGACCTTTTAGTTGCGGTAAATCAAGGAGGTAAGCGTCCAGGTGCAGGCTGTGCATATCTTGAACCTTGGCACCTCGATTTCGAAGACTTCCTTAATCTTCGTAGGAATACAGGCGATGATCGCTTGCGTTGTCACGACATGAATACTGCATCATGGGTTCCAGATGAGTTTATGCGTCGTGTCAAAAACGAAGACTCTTGGTATTATTTTGACCCAAAGGACACAGCCCTCGAAGATGGTACAACTCTTCACGATCTTTTTGGTAAAGATTTTGATCGCCGATACAACGAATTGTGCGATATGGCAGAAGCAGGAGAGATCAAAAATTATCGAGTAGTTGCCGCAAAAGATTTATGGAAAAAAATGCTTAAAGTGTTGTTTGAAACTTCGCATCCATGGAACACTTTTAAAGATCCATGTAATATTCGTTATACGAATCAACATGAAGGAGTTGTTCATAGCAGCAATCTTTGTACCGAAATCACACTTCATACAAAAGCATCAAAATACGATAAGGGTTATAAGACTGAAATTGGTGAAACTGCTGTATGCAATCTTGGTTCAGTGAATTTACTTAATCATTTGAAAGATGATAATACTTTAGATTATGATAAATTAGAAACTACAATTCATACCGCAATTCGTGCGTTGGATAGTGTTGTTGATCTTAATTTTTATCCCACGAAAGAAGCGGAGAATAGTAATTTGAAGCATCGTCCTATTGGATTAGGTATGATGGCTTTGCATGATGTGTGTCATCGAATGAATATTAATATTGATAGTGATGAAGCTGTTGAATTTAATGATAAGTTATTTGAATTTTACTCTTATCATGCGATTCTTGCAAGTTCAAAACTAGCAAAAGAAAAGGGTAAGTACGGTACGTTTGATGGTTCGTTATGGAGTCAAAACAAGTTGCCAATTGATTCATATAATGATCTAATGAAGTATAAAGGTAAGCGACCAAAGATTGACACAACTTTAAATTGGGGCATTGTGCGCGAACACATCCATAATCATGGCATGCGTAATAGCAATGTTATGGCAATTGCTCCAACTGCTACAATTGGTTACATCAATGGTATCGAGCAGAGCATTGAGCCGAACTTTTCTGTATTATTTGTATATGAAAATAAAAGTGGTAATTTCTTTATTACTAATGAACATTTTATTGATGATATGAAAAAAGCAGGTTTATGGAATATAGAAATGGCTAAAGCCGTGAAGAGCGTTGATGGAGATTTGTCTGTTCTTGGCGACGAAATTCCAAGCGAATTAAAAGCTAAATATAAAACGGCATTTGATCGAGATATGTTTAAATTAATTGAGTGTAATGCAGTTCGTCAGAAATGGATTGATCAAGCGGTAAGTTTTAATCTATACAACAAGTCTACTTCATTAAAGTATTTAAATGATGTATACATGGCATGTTGGGAGGCTGGATTAAAAACAACATATTACTTGCGCAACCGAGCTGCATCAAAAGTAGAAAAAGCAAACACTGAAACAAAAAGTGCTGAAGCTCAAGCTTGTAGTATCGAAGCAATGAAAAACGGTGAAACTTGCGAAAGCTGTCAATAATACTGATCTTATTTTTTATTGACAACGTTATACATATTTGATATACTCTAATTATGAATGATAAAACAGGAGAACTACTTACCGAGAACATAGCAGGTGTTAATAGGATTTTACCTCATAAGCATAAATATGCGTGGGATTTATTTTTAAAGAGCTGTGCAAATAACTGGATGCCTACTGAAATTAGTATGCAAAATGATATTAAACAATGGAAAAATGATGAAATTACAGAAGATGAGAAACTCCTCGTCAAACGATGTTTGGGATTCTTTGCTGGAAGCGAGTCTTTGGTTGGTAATAACCTGCTGCTTTCTGCTTTTCGATTTATTACGGATGCTGAGTGCCGTCAATACATTCTTCGGCAAGCTTTTGAAGAAAGCCTACACAATCTTACGGTAGTTTATGTATGTGATAGCTTAGACTTGAATATTGAAGAAGTATTTGCTGCATATGAAACTATTCCAAGCATCAAAGCAAAAGATGATTTCTTGATGGAAATCACAAACGATATTAGTCGTCAAGATTTTTCAACTAAAACGATAGAAGGCAAGCAAGAGCTTCTTAGAAACTTTTTAACATACTGGATAGTATGTGAAGGTACATTTTTCTTTAGTGGATTTGCTATGCTTCTTGCTCTTGGCAGACAGAATAAACTTCAAGGTATTTCTGATCAAATTAAGTATACCCTTCGGGACGAAAGTTCACATATTGCATTTGGAACATATCTGATTAATACTCTCATCGAACAAAACCCTGAAATTTGGACGAAAGAAATTCAAGACGAATTTGTTAGCCACATGAAAAAGGCAGTGGAGCTCGAGATTGCATATGCACACGATGTGCTTCCAACTGGTATTCTTGGATTGAATGCTGACATGTTTGTTGATTATATGCATTATATCGGAAATCGTAGGCTTGAAGGAATTGGGCTTGATTATCGTTTTCCAAGCGATAAAAATCCCTTCCCTTGGCTTAGTGAAGTTGTAGACGTTCAAGCTATGGGCAACTTCTTCGAGCGGCGAGTTCGTGAGTATCAACAAAGCGGTGCTCTTGAAGATGATTTTTAAAACTCACTTGTTCAATACTTTATGAGTATTTCAATGACTCGTTTTAATCTTAATAGACCTCTCCAGTGATGGAGAGGTTTTTTTGGCACGAAAATAGCAAATATAATAATGTGAAAATCAAAAACATAGGGTTTTTGTGACACAGTGTCTCAAACAATTAAAATTAAATATACATTATGTCTTACTTCTATAAAAAACACAATAACACTATCGATGATCTTTTGAATGATCTTTTATTTTTTGATTATAATAAAGAGCAAACAGCAAAGTATAACATCATTTCTCATGATGATAAAACAGAGATACAAATTGCTGCATTAGGCATTGAGAAAGAGAAGATTAAAATTGACATCAAGGACAATATACTTGATGTAGAATACAAAAATGAAAAACAAGATGAAGGTTTATCGTATATAACTCAAGAGATTTTTGATAAAAGTTTTAGAAACACTTTTAAGTTAAAATCATCAGTTTCTACAAAAGATATATCTGCATCTATGAGTAACGGAATACTTAAAATATTAATACCAAAGAAAAAAGAAAAATCCGCAAGCAGAATAAAAATTAGTTGACATTTTATTGTTCATTCAAGCCGCCTCAGAAATGGGGCGGCTTTTTTGTTTACGGAGAGGGAGCTGTAAACCAACTACTAGTCGCTGTTTCAACTGTCTGATTATAATCTCCAAGCAATTCAGAATAAGGAACTATATATTTTCCGTCTGTCGCTCTTTGTTGTGGTGCAGACCAAGACTGAGTTGATTGAAGGTATAGATCAAAATGGCCATTTAAATCCTGATACAAAATATGGCTATCGCTCAATTGCTGAGTATATTCTACGTCAGAAACCTTAACCAATGAAAATTGTTTATCGCTCATTATTCAATAAAATATTCTACTCCATCACTAAACACTCCAATAGACTCAAATTTTTTGTCTAAAGTAAAAGAAGTTTCTCCATCTATCATGGTTCCAACAGGCGGAGTTAATACAACTTTTCCGTTGGGGCTAACATTTTTATGAATTGTTGTTCCTTCGTGAGTGTTTGAAATTGGAAGATGAACCGTAATTTGCTCTTCTGAATTATTTATGTGATTAACTAAAGCTTGATAACTATCTGAGGTTAATTGGTTTGCTTCAGCTAATGTATCAACAACATAATATTTCATGTTATAGTAATCCAGGTATTAGATTAGTGTTCTTTTTGATTGAGTTCAAGTCGTCTGGTCCTGCAACTCCATATTCATTCATGGCGGCTGTAACTTGAGGCTGAATATACTGCAAGAACTCACCGGTATCATGGCTCAATGTGCCTGCTCCAGCTGGACCTTTAATTATAACAGTTTTATTGTCGTCTCGATACAATCTGGCTCCACTGATAATCATGTCGCTGGTACTTATATTTTGTATTTTTAAGTTGACTACGCTGGTGTTGATTCTGTAGTTGCTTCCATTTTCTGCCGTGATCGCTCCAAAGAATTTGTCAATACCTTCACTTGTGGTGATTAGGTAAGCGTATTTTGCATAAATTTGCTGTGTGGTTACAACTCCAGGGTCATCTGTATCTGAAACGTCAAGTTGAAAATTCGTGAAATCTGCATCAATTTCTAATGTGGAATTGTCGTAAGAATCTGCACTACCATCAATTGCATTATTATTGTAAATTGTATCGTCAACTTGGTTTGCCTTGAAACTGATTCCTGCCGTAGTTGCAACTCCAAATGATTCATATGGCAACAAAGCGGTTACTCCTGATTGACAGGTGATTCTCAGTCTAACTTCATCATCTGGATCTGCCAATGAATTTGAATAGGTTCCTGAATAGGTAACTTTTGTATCTGCAGTTCCTGAGACTACTGCATTTGAAATTTCATTGTCATCTGTGACATTGTAGAGTTGTACGGTACTACCTGCCTCTACGTTGGTAATTGTAAATGGTAATACGCTAATGTCTCCATAGCTTCCAACTATTTGTGCGTCTTTTAACAAACGGATTGTTCCGCCTGTAGTGGTTATATTTCCCACAAAAGTACTAGCTTTGATGGTTATTTTAGATCCATTAAAAGCAAATACCTGAGTTGCATCTGGGTTAACGTCTAAATCATAAGATCCTATATTCACAGTTGAACCCTCTCGGCTAACAATAGTTGATGTTTCCCCTGCGTAATAATCCACTAAGTATGCTTTCGCTCTGTTGTAAAATTTCTCTGGGGTATCTATTTCTTGGTAACCATCCGTTATTTCTCTAGTGTCAGTAATAAGTTGGTCATCAAACAGAGTCCAATTAACTACGAGTTCGCCTAATCCTTTAAGGGCCTGAGCGGAGGAAGATAATGAATGTCCGTATGAACAAAACCGAAAAGTAAATTCGTCAGCATCGGTGTTATCATTACCTCTTCTGTCTACCTTGTAAAATCCACCAAATAAATCTGTATCCCAATGGTAATACTGCGCTTGCGCAGTCCAGCCTTGTGCTGTGTTTCCTGCCCCATCATCACTCCACCGACCATTAGACATGCCAGGGATTGTGTATCCAAACTCTCCGTGGTATCTGTTTTCTGTTACTCCTTCAGGGAGAGTGGTATTGGGAAATATTGCATTTGAATCAGTAACACTATACTCAATCATTTGCACTCCTGTGGTAACACGGAATTTTTCCACATGACCATTTGTATCCGAAGTTTGAAGATAAGTAATTGGATTTGTATAGTCGTAAGTAACTGTGCCATCAGCATTCAAAACACCCAAGGTATTTCCTTTTTGTTTGGCGGTGTATGTTGTTGCAGTGTAATCATAACCATTCTGGGTAGGTACTGGGTAAGTTGCCTTTTTGGCATAATCTGATGGATTGTCTTGTGTGTATACCTTGACTCCACCAATAGCTTGGTCGCTTGTGTTTTTGAAATTAAAAGATACTTCCTTTGCCACAAAAACATTACCCATTTGACTTGGCTGATTTGTAGTGTCTCGCCACAATCCTTTAACGCTTGAGCCACTTGCTGAATTTATTGCCACCCAATCCCTGTGGTAATAGTTTGAGCTTTTAGCGTGTCCAATATCAGTGCCATTTACATTACCTGTTACATCAAAGTCAAAAAGTTCAATTTCCTTGAAGTCCTCAGCATACACCTCCATTAGGTGGGCATCCTCAAGAACTAAACCCCTTTCCCATATTTGGTAGTGGTCAATGCCCTGAAAGTTATAGTTGATAAGCTTCACATTTCTCAATCTTCCACCACCTGCCATTCCACGGGACTCCATATTGCTAATGGAAAATATAGTGGTATCAATCCAATCATAACCCAATTGAACAATATCAAGCGGTCTGGAAATGCAAATTGTTCCTCCACGGCACACCATAAGTCCACCAGACCCATCAGTACCGATAGACCCTCCATTATTATGGAAGTTGTTCTGATTAAGACCATTAATAAACAATCCGCAACCCCTAGATGTGCGAGTTCTTCCTGTAGACTCAGTAATTAGTTTGCCATAATGATAAGCAGGTTTTCTAAGAACCCCCCCACCAAATGGCACTCCCTCGGAGTATTCAGTCATTCCTAATGTAACTGTATCAGATGTAACCTCTACCACAGGTAACACCTTATCCCTATACCACCCATGATTTTGGTTTGATACAGGAGGATTCTCTCCATTAACAGTAATTTGGTCTACTCCATTCACGACCCTCGCCATGTTCCTAATTTTCAGAGCATCACCAACCTCATATCCATGGTCAGAAAAGTCTGTTAAAACAATGCGGTTTTGTGAGTCTCTTGCAAAACCAAACCCACTTCCTTGGTTTTGCCACCGGAAATTACCATCGGTATTTCCGTCGGCTATATTCAATGCAAGTACCTCACCAGGACCTGCATAATCATGTCGCAAAATAAGTATTTCTTGTTCAGGGTCATGAAATAAAGTACCCCTAACATTCATGCGTATATCGCTAGGCACATCGTAGGTGTATAAGCCTTGCAGGCTACCTTGTTTCTGTACGATATATTTAATTCCTGTATCTAACCAATCTGAATTTACGGATGGGTTATTCCCTCCACTTGCTACCTGAACTTTTGCTTGGTAAACTTTCTCATCATAATTAACAAGTGTCCCTTGTAGGTATGTAGTTCCACTTCCCCATGCAAGTCCAGCAATTCCTGACAAGTCAGTATCCCTTCCTGTCTGTGTTAATATTTTGGTAGAATCGTCGTAAGCAAAGCTCATGCGTAATCCTTCGTAATTGATGAGGCATTACCATCTCCATGGTATGCTATTGTTTTAAAAATTAAATTCATAATAAACTTATATTATATACACTCATTATGCATATGTTCTGGTAATTGTTTCTAAATTGCCATCTAAATCATATGTAAATGCTTTTGTTAAAGTGGAACTGTTTACATTATCGGTAACAACTATTTGTGTTAAATTACCACTTGTTTCATCGTAAGTCAATGCTTTTGTAAAAAGTTTGGTTGTTTTTCCGCTATTTTCCCAGATGTCTATACTAGATACATTGTCGCTAGTATATGTTATTTCATGGTAATACGAAGAATAAGCTGCCTTGAAATCTAAATCTATAATATCTGTTCCGCCACTACTTGTTGCTAAACTAGAGATGTCGCTATCAAAAACAAAATCTATAGCTTGCAAGCTTGAAATATCACTATCTATAGACTGTATTTTTTCTTCACTGTTTTGTGAAGCATTAAAAGGTGTTTTGATGGTATAACTCATAGCACTGTATTATCTATACACTTATACTTGTCTATTGTATGAAATAATTTGAGCCATCACTATACAATGTGATTGACTCATATTGATCTGTTAGAGTAAACGAATTTTCTCCATCAATGGTATAAGTAGAGGGGGCGTTAAGAGTAACGTCTGCTGTGTTGCCAATTTTTTTGTGTTGAGTTACACTATCAACTGATACTGGATTTAATAGCGTGACATCAATTGCTTGTCCTGCAGTAGTATCATCATACATGAAGTGAGAAATTCCTGTCTCTTGAGTATAGGTTGCAGTGGTTACAGATTTTACAGAAACGGTTGACGAGCTACCCCCTCCACCGCCACTACTACCGTTTACCGTAGCAACTTCTTCATTTCCAATGTACAATTTACCTTCTACTTCTCGCAACAATATTTCTTTCTCACTATCGTTACTTGTAGTGAGTTTAATTGAATTGAAATTTTGGGTTCTTGCCATTAATTATTTTGATTCTGGCTTTTCGTGGGTATAACCTTTATCTTTTAATTCAAGATGCTGTTTGTAAGTCTCTGCTTTTACGCTTTTTCCTGTTTTAGGGTCATACATCATATGAGGTTTGAACTCTTTTTCTTCGTCTGCAGACTGAGCTTTTTTCCATGCTTCTTTGCTTGGGCGATCTTTGCTGCCCGGTTTTGCAGGTTTGTAGTTTTTGCCCATGCGCTTTTTCTTTTTGCGAATATTTTCCCAAAGACCAGAGTCAGATTCTTCTGATGTTTTTCCTTGCTTTTTGAGAATTGCATCTTGAAGGGGTTTGGGTAATTTCTTTTGTTGATCAGTTAATCCAGCTTCTCCCTGTTCATAAAGAGAGCTTTTCATTTTTTTATATTGCATTGAGCATGCTGCATAGGTTTTGTCTTTATCCATACCCGCTGTATTAACTAAATCTTCATCATAATTAGCACAATGATCCATGAAAGGTTTTTCCATATAATTGTCTTTTGATGCTTCAGAAGAATCTTCAAGATTTTCTTCTTCGTTGGATGCAGAACTCTCTTCTTCTCCTTTAGTTACTTTTGTAACACTTTTTTTGCTCCACATTTTACAACTCCAATAACGAGCTTTTGTTTTGGGCCCTGGGTTTTCGCAGTTATGACGAGCTCTAAAGTTTTTGCGGCGACCTGGGTCGTCTCTCTTAATTTCCATATTTGGATCGCCAAAGTTTACTTTGACCACATTACCCTTTTCATTCTTAACGTAAACAGAGAATTTTTTTGGCCCGCCTGGAGTGCGAAATGGCTTGTTTAATTTCTTACCTTTATTGGCTTCAGCGGCCCAGCTTTCTTCATCAATATATTCTTCGAACCCAAGTTCATCGACATCAATAAAAATTGTACTCCACATCTCATCTGTAAATTGGGGATCTTCTTGTAGTTGGTAATTGTAGATATCTAATTTTGCGGCAATAAAATCTTCTTCTGTGAATAAGTTTTTCTCGTCGCGAATTCCATCATCGATGAGTACATTAGCAGAGGCTTTAGCGACATCTTGGTCTGCTTTGCGGTAACTATCTTTTACTTTTCCTCCTCTAACCATTTTAAGGAACATGTTCACTCTGGCCATAGCCCATTGACCTCTGCTTTTTCCTGGTCGGTGACTAGAAGAAAATGCGCCAGCTCCTCTTCTGTATATTTTTTTCAATTGAGATAACGTTACTTTTTTACTGTATTTTTCATTATGCTCTTTAACTTTACTTTTGAGCGATTCGAGTACTCGATCGGAAAATGTAATTTTACCCCCCTTTTCACCTGCGCTGCCAGGTTTATTTTTATCGGAACCCTTTTTTTGTTCTGATTTTTTAGCGGGAGTCTGAGCTGAACTCTTTGGTCCAGAGCGTTTTGAAGAATTAGATTCGTTTTCCATAGCTACTTATTACACGAAATTTTGATATTTGATACGAGATAGTATCATATAGTCATTTTGATACATTTTTTCTACTAGTTTTTGAAAGTTAGTTTTTCTTTTCCACCCTATCTCTTTTTCTGCCAAAGAACAATCGCCGCATAATTCATGAACTTCTGCAGGGCGATAAAACTTTGGGTCTACTTCGAATATTAGTTTTCTGTCTAGAGTATAATATTTCTCGTTATCTTCTGATCCAGTTTTTTCAAAATCTATACGAGCGCATTTTAATGCTTCATCTAAAAATTCACGAACAGTGTGCATTTCTCCACTTCCAAGAACATAGTTTTTTGGTTTATCTTGATTAAGCATCAGCCAAACTCCTTCCATAAAATCTTCCGCATCGCTCCAATCTCTTTTCGCTTCAAGATTTCCAAGTTTTAAAATTGGTGGCTCAGTATTACTTTCTAGTGCTAATTTAATTTTGGCAACAGTATTGCTGATTTTTCTAGTCACAAAATCAAGTCCTCTTCTACTGCCTTCGTGATTAAAGAGCCAGCCTTGTGTTGCATACAAGTCATAAGATTCTCTATAAACTCTTACAATATGTCTTGCTGCACATTTTGCTGCTCCATAAGGAGATTGAGGGTTAAGAGGATGCTTTTCATCTTGAGGGCTATATTCTACGTCGCCAAATTCTTCAGACGATCCTGCATTATAAAATCTGCAGTGAGGGGCAAAACGCCTAATTGATTCAAGGATGTGAAGAACAGCGTTAGAGTCTGTCTCCCAGGTTTGAATTGGATATTCCCAACTTCCAGCAACGAACGACTGCGCTGCGAAATTAATAAAGTAGTCGGGTTGCAAATCGATGATCACATCTCTCATGCTATGTGCATCATTCAAGTCCATATTAATCAACTCAAATCGCGGCTCATTTTCTAGATGTAAGATGTTTTCATGATTTTTTACGCTCAACCTTCTTGCTGTACCATATATGTGATAGTTAGTATTCTTTAATAGATAGTCAACCATGTGACTTCCGTCTTGACCTGTAACTCCTGTGACTATAATTTTTTTCATTTAGTTTTTAATTTATGTATTAATCTTAAGTTATTACAATCTGTTTTTCTAGTAGGATCATTAGATTTTACTCTAAAATGAAAATTTGAATTTATTGCTTCATATAAATTTGAGAGATCAAATCTTGGAAGGGGGGTTGGTTTAATATGATCTTGATTTAAAAGTTTTGCGAAAGCAACGTCATCCAGTAGAGAATTGTCAAGCTTTTCTTTTTTATCGAGAATGATTCTAATTACATCTTTGCTCATTAGCATACCCGCTCCGCTTGCAAATGTAATCCCCTGATGATGACCTATAAAGCCTTTGTAGCAATTCGTTGGTTCTATTTTGCTAACCAGTAAATAAAACAAATTTAAATCTATATACGATGATAAATTAGTTCGAAACATGAAATCAAAATCTAGATTATTTAATGCAAACTCAAACATTTTAATTGTTTTTTCTGTTATATTATTTTCTTTTTTTTCATTTAGTCCATCTTTGCATTTTAGATATAGTTCTTTGTTCTCTAACTTTTCTTCATTGCCTCCATAGTAAAAGATATAATCTATAAGAGGGTTGTTTATATTTAGCCAAGTTTCTTGACAAGCTTTCTCTAATTCAAGAAAAGGAGCTTGCTTAATAGAAGGAATAGATACAAGTAATTTCATTTCTTGATTTCATTAAGCCAATAATTTAAATCTAGAGAATTAGATTGCATTGATCTATAACTATTTAAATTCATTAATAAAAAATCTTTTGTTATAAAGTTAAAGCTCTTCACGATCATTATTGGGTGACTAAGATAAAAGGAGCTATTTATTGATTGTTCAACAATAGGTATTGCGCCCATTGAAATAGCTTCCCAAGTTCTATGACAATCTATTCCATTTCCACTTGGAGATAAAACATAGTGACTAGATTTAACATCTATAAGATATTGTTTGAATGTTTTTCGCCCTGAAACATAAGCAAAGTCTTGACTTGAAAATTGATCGTAAAGTTGAGACCTGTTTGCATGGTTTGTCGAACTATCAAAATTACAATAAAGTAAATTTGTTTTTTTAGTTTGTAACGATTCAATTTCTTTAAAAATAGATACGTCTCCGTGATCCCATCTTGCATTAGCAATTCCGATTGGAATAGAAGTTAATTTCGGATGATATATATCAACATTTTGAGCGTACCATTTTGTTAAATTAGGATGATTAAGTAAAGGTATATGATCTTCATTTATTGGTAGGTCGCTATTATGAGTAATCAGCTTAAATTTAAAATTAATATCTTTTGCAGTGTGTATAAAAAAATTATAAATAAGATCTGTTTTAACAAATATAATTTGATTATCTTTTGTTATTTTACTTGCAGAATCTTGATGGAACTCGTCGTATATTACATCGCAATATTTTCTTAGCCCCATCCCGGTTATATAGGGCTCGGAGCTTTTAATTAAATCTGTCACCAAGATGTTTTAAAATTAAATTAGAGGCAGATTTTTCATTAAACGGCCTTGGCATATGTGCATCGATTTTTATACCTTCAACTTGTGAGGTTTGCTTCCATGCTATTCTATCTATCCTGCCTTTTGCTATACCTTGATATATAAATCCTCTATTTATACTTGTTGGTCGTAATGGCTTTAGTCTTTCTGTAATTATATCTTGATCTACGTACCACCACTCATCAAATGTATTAGATTTAGATTGTTTATATTTTTCCAATAATTCTTTGATGGAGTTTTCATATATCACTTCATTCCATTTATTTTGCGGGGCACAAATATAGCATATTGGATAATGTTTATAATTAGTTAAATCTTCTCCATATACTGTCCAAGAGTTTTGATCGGGCTTCCAATAATCAGAAAGAGGGAGCATATCTACATCAGAAGTCATTATAAAACCTTCTGTATATTTTGCACCAAATAATCTAGACACTTGTAATACAGTAGCGTCTCTAAAACCCTCAATCGCATCGAGCTTAATGATTCGATTCTCTTTTGAGGATTGTAAATCTTGATCACCGATGTAAAATGTCAGTGTGTTCCAACCCAAAAGATTCCATGCTACTTGAACATATGGCAAGTAACCTAAATAATCTTTATTATCATCCGTGGATAATATTACTGTTTTCATTGATATATTTTTTGAGTGCGTCTATATGGGCTTGAACAGTGTTGTCGTTTTCGTCGAAAACTTGACCAACGAATTGATAATTACAACGAGAACTAGGAAAATTCTTGCCCGAGAAAAAAGGATCGTGAGTCATGATAGATTCTTTTGGTATAATGTTTATTAACTTATCAAAGAAATTATAATCTGTACCGTAACTATCTTTTTTTTGAAAGTTTTCACATAAATCTTTCATGTTGTCCAAAAGACCTTTTTTGATTCCAAACATACCCCCTAAAACATTGAAGCCATGATGGGGATGATCCCTCATGATGTGAAATTTTTTATCACTTTTTTCGAATTCCTCAACAGCTTCTGATTCTCTTTGATTCAATCTACTGTCACAATCTCTTGAAATAACAATTGAGACATCTGGATCAGAGATCGCTTCAAACCTCCAAAACATACCTGTCCAGTCTGCGGGGCGATTTTCAATACAAACTTCTACATTTTCAAGGGAAGAAAGTTGGTCAATGTATTGAGGTCTTACATTTTTATGAACATAAAATCTGCATATCCATTCTGGATAAAATTCACTTCTTATGCTTGCATTTCTGATTGCGCCTTCGCAATATTTTGGATTATCTCCCCATAAGGAGAAGGATATGATTTTTTTAGACATTGATCGGAGAGAGATATTGCATTTTCAAAATATTGACTTCCGCAATAGCTTCTGCGAGATTATCTTCATTGGAAGAAATGCCATTTGGATTTCTGTAGTATAAACCGAGAGCTTCATCAATTTTATACATTTGAGATCCTTCGTCTGCAGCTCTTAGCCACATGTCGTAGTCAGCTGCGTACTTCAAAGTTTCATTAAAGTAACCGTATTTATCATGTATACTTTTTCTCCACATAGGTTGGCAATGAGGAGAGTTTACTCTAAGTAAATTTTCTAAACTAAAATCTATACATGGGAATTCTTTTTTTGCGGAATTGCTTAGAAAACTTTCATTTGGTTTATCTGTTTCTAGGGTTCTATAATAGACTAAGTCTATGTACGATTTAGACTCTAATAGTTCAAACTGCTTTTGTAGTGCATTCCGTGCTCTTCTATCATCGATATTCGTATTCGTAACATATTGTCCTTGACAATTTTTAATACCTAGGTTCCAACATCCATATACTCCTGGATCTTTTTTGAGTCCGAAATCAGAAATATGAGTATATTTTATATTTTTATATTTTAAATATTTTTTAAGTAAATGCTTTTCTTTTTTCTTGTTTGCGTCAACAATAAAAAGCTCGCATTGATCGAATATTGTTTGCTCTATCATATTTTCCATAAAGCCCTCAATATATTCTTTTGAATTGAATAAAGAAGTGATTAGTGATATTGGATATTTCATTTTAATTTTAATAAACTGTCTCTTGTCTCAGGGGTCATTGGGAGAGGAAGCGAGTTTTTACGAAGTTTAAAGAAGCCCCATTCTTCGTGCTCCACTGCATCAATAGCGTCACTACTGGGAAAAATTAAATCTTCGAGCTCCACGTAAAATAAAGCAAAAAAACCATCGTTGATAGTTTTAAAATCATTTAGAAAAAATATTTCTTTATGCAACTTAATACCTGTTTCTTCAAAAAATTCTCTCAGAGCGGCAGATTTTGGATCTTCTCCTTCATCAATTATTCCGCATGGAACTGACCAATGACCTGCTAGATTATGACAATACTTGGATCTTCTGCCTAGTAAAACAAGATCGTTAAACTTTGCAGCTATGCCTGCAGCACAATATTTTTTAGTTGAGGAAGTCATCTAGAACTTCCTTGTTTTGCCAATGTGGACAACCTTCATATTTCATTTTAACAATTTCATCTCCATCTTCAAGTTCAAGTTCATGTTTATTATCTAGGAAAGCTGTTTTTTTAACATTTCCTTCAGGATCTTTTAAGGCCCAATATTCTCTTGGTTTTCTGAAGGGACATATGAATGCTTTAATTGGTTCTCCGTTTTTATCTAAAACAGGCTCTCCTCTTGACATTTTATATCCATCTTTGCCGCATGCAAGAGGGCCTCCAAAAGTTCCGTCTCTTGGATATTCTTGTGTTGCTGCTAGATTGCTCTTGGCAGATTTTTCGTCAAAATTATCTAGATATTCCTGAAATTGAGTAAGTTGATATTCAAAGCCATCAAGTTCTTCTTTTGTAATTTTATCCATTTTCATTCTACCCTTGCCTGTATTTCCTAGCATGTCTGTTTCTAAATCGAAACGCAAAAAAAGAAATTCACTTTGAGGTTCTGTTTCTGGCATCAAATGTTTTACCGCTAGGCAATATATTAAATTCTGTAGATTGTCTGTTATTTCTTTTCCTTTGAATACAGATTTACTGCTTTTGAAATCTCGAATGATTACCGAGTTGTCTTTATATACAAATAGTTTATCGATGTATCCGCGAATTGCATATTTAATTCCTTCTTCTGGTCGATCTATTTCAAGGTCAAAAAATCTTTCTGATTCTGCGGTTACTGGTTTTTCATTTTCGTCTCCAAAAAAATCGCACCTCAAACCATTCACGATCATTTCATCAATAAGCTGTAAGTTCTCAGGATCATTTACAGATAATTCTTCGGCTTCTCTTTGAACTTGTGCAGCAACAACTGTAGTATTCCAGATGGTTCCGTCTTTAACAATTTTATTGAATTCTCTTTTGTGTTTATCTCCAAGAAGCTCAAATACATTATGACATATGGTTCCTCTACTTGAACCATCATTTCCTGCGTCAGGAAGTTTTAATTTATAATTGCACCAATAAGTCCAACTACATGTTTGCGCGGTTTTTATTCTGCTGGCAGACAGCTTTGTTAATTTACTCATTGGTTATTATTTTTGTGTTTTTTAATAAAGTCTTTGGTAATGTTTTATGTATTTCTTTAATTTTTTCCAGTATAAAATTTTGCTGAACAGAAGGTTCTATAGATGAGCATTTTTTATCCCAAGATTTAAAATCCGAATCATTCATATCTCCAAAGTCTTTTTTATTAGGCAAGCATATAGATATTTTTTCTGGGTTGTAATAATTTAATAATTTTAAATAATTTTTTATACTTGCTTCTAAGCCTCTGTTTCTCTCTGAGGTTTGGTCATTATTTAATCCTATGATAATTTTTTCAACATTCAAAGATAAGGTTGCACATACTAATTTAGTAGATATATCTAGCCCAAAAGTAACAAGTACATTTTTATATCCATGTTCATTTAAGTTGAGCAAGTCGCCAATACTTTCTACGAATATAATTGATTTTGTTTCATTGATGAATTGCTCTGTTTCTGGATTGGCATAAAGGGGGTATATCCAGCCTTTCTTTTTTCCTATATGCTTCCACTTTGGGCGACCTGCTAGATTACTCATATCACGACCTGAGAACCCATGGATTTGCTTGTGTTCATTATATATCGGAAATATAAATCTGTTATTTAATTTGCCGCTTGTTGCATAACCTCCTTTTAGAGATGATAACGTTTCTGTAGAAATTCCTTTATCATTATAAAATTTATAATGAGGTAATAGCCTATCTAAACATTCTTCTGGGTATATTTCTTCCATTTCTAGTTTTTCTGAAAAAGTTAATCTGTTATAGTTTGATCCTAGGTCATCTTCATCTATGAATTCTTTTACTTGAGATTTATCGTTTGTGCCAAGGGTTATCTCTACAAGTCTCTGAAAGGGGGCAAACGAGCTGTTCTGAACATGATCTTTCCAGACTCCTGTATTTTTATAAATCTGTATAGCTGTTTTATTGTCTCCATTTCTAAATAGAGCATTAGTCTGCCAGTATGCACCTCTGTCTGCGAGTTTATAGCCAAGTCTTACTAATGAATCTTTAATTTTTTCTGGGCTCATAATTATAGGTCAGGGACTTCGTTAGCAGCTTGATGCAGAACTCCAACTCCTTCAGAATCCATGTGCTCTACCATATCTTGAAGGTCTCCTCTTTCTTGAATGCTAAAATTTTCCATATGCAAGTTGATGTAGTTTTTACGTTTGCTTCCATCGGGCATTTCTACAGGCTGCAAAGCTCTATGGACATCTTGTCCAAGCCATCGGTATTTTAGGCAAATGAATTTATGAGTACCAAATCCATCTGGTTCATTTTGTATTTCATCCATAGTTTTTTGCCTTAATAAAAATAAATGCGAGCAAAATTGAGTGATTTGATCTGAGAGAGACACAATACTTTCATCGTCTACAACATTGTCAGAGTTTCTATTATTAGTAATACCAAGGCGATTACTCTGCACACTAGTTAACATTGCAACTGTAGGCGCTCCATTAAAACAAAGCTCCTTTTGAATTAACTGCTTGAATTTATCAACCATTCTTCCGACAGTTTCCCAGCTACTTGCTCCATTTTGACGCTCATAAGTAGTTTTGATATAATCAAAGCTAAAAATCATTGGATTCCCTCTTCCTACTTCTGAGTAGTAAAACCTACGAATTATATTTAGCATACTATCTATACTGTGACCTGCAACATTATAATAATAGAATTTAAATTGTTTTACCCTTTTCCATGTAGATCGAACTTTATTTACTATTTCTTCCCCTGCCTGCCTCCATCTTCCTGTTTCAAGTAAATGCATGGGTACTCCTGAAAGAGCGGAGCATTGGCGAACTATCAATTCTTCTTTGCTCATTTCTCCGTTATCGAAATGAAGAATGGGGACATTGTTGTTGATTGATGATACTTTGGTACAAAAGTCCATACAGAATTGTGTTTTACCTACTCCTGCCCGAGCAACAACAACAGTAATATTCCCCGGTCTAAGCAGAGATCCATACAGCTCGTTAACTCGCTCATGAGGACCCATGAGTCCAAATTGATCAATTGGATTGTTTCCTCTTTCTTCGATAAAGTCTTCCATTTCATCAAATAAATTTTCAGGCTTATTCGATCCGATTTCATAGAGGTTCACTTTATCGTTGTAGATTTTATCTGCTTCGCTAACGATATCATCGAAGGTTGCGCTAGAGGATAAACTTTTCATGTTCTTTGCAACCTCAAGAGAAGAGTCATGAATCTCTCTTCTTACTGTAATCTTTTTTAGTTCTTGTGCCGCTTTTAAAACTCCATCTTTTGATATTTGTCTCATAGACAAAGCTTTGATGTAGTCTGCTATATTAATATTGTCTTCAAAGGAGATATTTAAAGATTGTACTCTTTGCGCCAATAATACCTCGTCTAATGCATCTCCTGCTTCTAGAGCTTGCCTTAAAACACAGAAAATAGTTCTATTGACAATTGTGTTTTTATCAAAAAAATCGTTTTGATCTATAAATGCAGCGACTAGAGGATAACTCTCTGGATACTTAATTAATCCCGCTATTAAATGTTGTTCTAACTCATAAGAATATACCATTCTTACATGTTAGCAGAAAACCCTCAAAAAGTCAAGGTGTTTCTTCGTCTCCGAAATCTTTAGGGAAATTAAGTTCTATTTCTTGAGCGGAAACTTGATCTAAATATTGCTCTAAGGCTTTTCTTAGCCCCATTTCTACGATGGGCGAATTTGCTTTTGTGATAACTGAAGGTAAACCTTCTTGATTAACAAAAGATAAAATAAATCCACTGTCTCCTCCTGAGGATCCAGTAAATTCAAATAGTTGATTAATAATGTTTTCGGGCAAAGTAAATTTCCCTAAATTCTCGGGATCAATAAAGTCGTCGTTCATATACAATATATTATTACACAAACTATAATTTAACACCAAAACTTTCGAAAAGTTTTTCGCTTAATTCATCTCCATCATATATTTCAACAAGCTGTATATCGTTGATTTCGCAAAATTGCAGCTTGTCTCTATCTCTTTTTAGTTGATTAAGATAATTGATTTTATTTTTGCCATGAAAGAATGGAACATATTTTGTGTGTTGTTTGCCTTGAACTTCGACTGCGATTTTTTTATTTGCGTTATAAAAATCTAATGAGAGCTTAGTTCCTGCCACAGGAAACTCTTCAAACACAATATGTTTGCTCCAGTATTTTTTTAAGAACTGTTTGGCATTGTACTGTATTTTACTCCTGCTTCCCGAATCCCATTCTATCAAATAATTTTTTGCTTTTTTAACAGTTCGTATTGATCCTGTTAGCGTTTTAAAGCGCATCAGTTAATTTTTTAAAATCTTCGTAAAGAAAGTCTGAAAGTTTTTCATTGTCTTCAAGGAAGTCTATTAGTCTCTGTTCTCCTTGAAATTTTTCATTAATTTCTAATTTTTTAGCAGAAAGCTCTTTGATTAGATCTTCTGAAACAGATATCCATGCTCCTTTTTTTTCTATTAAATTAAATAGATAGAGCATGTCTAGTATCTCTCTAGCTCTCCAAACAGACTTTCCATTTTTTTGTCCGTATTTGATTGGGTATCTAACGGTCGATCCTGTTTTTTCGTTAACAGTTTTACGAAAACGAATTTTACAATAGTGCCCTATCGGTTCCCCTTTGTCTTCAAGTTTCGTTGCCGTTGGGTTTTTAAAAATATAATCTGAATTATACCTTTCTTCAAACTCTAAAATAAAATTAGCATAATGTTTGATTGCATTTCCGCCAGCTTGCTTTACTTTTGGCCCTCCACGAGCAGCATATGGGTTGGTTGCAACTTCTACGCGAACTTGACTGGTAAGAATCATTGTATGGCCCATTTTGCTAATTGGTAGAACCATCTTTTTTAAGAATACAGATGTAATCAGTGCCCCGCCTGCTACTTGCTCGCTCTCTGCAAAAGGTTTATCAATATCTCCTACCCTGCAAAGCGCGTCCACACTATCAATAATAAACATGTATTTTTTGTCATCTTCATTATTGAAGACTAACTCCCGGATTAACTCAAATACTTTCTCGAAGATATTGCAGTCAAAGCAAAAAAATCTATCTGGACTAGTATCAATACCTGACCTCTCAATCATTTCAGGACTAAATCTTCCTTCGCTTTTGATATATATAATCATACCTTTTTGGCCAAAATGCTTTTGAAAGTTTTTGGCAAAGGCCATAGCGCAGCTAGTTTTTCCTCCTTCGTTGATTCCCGTAAATCTGTGCGCTCCACTAGGCAATCCTCCTCCTAGGGCAATATCTAAATTTAGGCTGCCGCTTGGAATTTTGTATTCTTCGCCTTCGTGATAATTGTAGTGGTATTTTTTATTATCTTTATCTGCAAGAAATTTTGCAATTTGATCTGTTGTCTGAATGTCTTTTGTTTTACTCATCTATAAATTGTCGTATTGTTTTAGGTTTTTTCGAAATTATTTTATCTTCTCCTGTTTTTTCTCCAAGAGGAATTTCTATCTTTTTAGGGATTTCATAAGTGAATTCCAAATACAGTTTTTTTAGTTTTTGCATACCGTATTCAGATCGTAAAATTGCAAGCGATGAAACTTTATCAAATGTCATTCTTTGCCAAAAGTCTTCTCTTGGGAAAATGCCCATTAAATCGTTGAGCAATTTCATTTCTCTTGCCCAAAAAATTCTTTTTTGTTTAGTGGGTTCGATTACAAGTTTTTTTATAAGATCGCGCTTGTTTATTTTTTTCACTCAAAGAGTATAGCGCATTTTATCTAAAAAGTCAAGATGTAAATTTATATTCTGCTTTTATTTTTTTAAAGGATTTTGCGTCCATTGTAAAATCAATCTTCTCTTTAATAATCTGATTATAATGATTCAGTAAATTCTTTTGATCTGATTCTTGATCTAGCGTTTCGGATATAGACTGATAAAAGTTTATATTATCATCTTGAAAGTTACCTTCTTTAGTGAAGCAGTGATATCCGTTGTGTTTGTGAGATCTTATTTTAAGCTCAAAGCTTTTCGGGCTTATTTGCTTGCATAATAAATAGGAGCTAGATTTTTTAAGGTTAAGGTTTTCTTCTAATAGTTTATTTTTTTGATTGATTAATTCGTCTAGTTGTTTATGGTCGGTATTTAAGTTATCTTTGTTTGACTCTATTTGCTTTGACAATTCTGCGTTTTGATCTGACAAAGCTTGAAACTGGGTTTTGAGTTTTTGGAAATCTTCTAAATTTATAGATATTTCTGTTTTCAGTTCTTCTATTTTTGCTTTGTGTTTATTGTGATCTCCGAGTACGGTTTTGATTTCTTTGGCGCTTTGAATTGTTTCTTCTGCTCTGCTTAGTATTTTACTTTTTTCTTGTTTAATGTCATCAATTTCCTTTGATACATTTTCTTTTTGCTTTATTAATTCTTCAAGTTCTGCTGTAATAGCAGAAGTATCTTCTTGTTCAAGTAATTGTTTTTGTGCGTCTAATTTAATTTTTCTTAAAGCTTCTTTATTTTCAGAGATTTCGTTTTGGTATTTTTTGATTTGATTTTCATTGAGCTCTAGTATTTTCTTCTCTTGTTCTAAGTCCTTTTTTCGCTCTTCTATTTCAAGATTTTGCTGTTCTAGCATTTTATTTTGAAGCTCTATTTCTGCCATTTTTTCAAAAGCAATAGTTTCGTCCTCCATAACTTTAGGGAATTTTTTACTTAAGCTAATATGTGCAGCAAGAACAAGTAAGACTGCGAGTGGATCGAATACAAAAATCAATATAATTATTACTATTCTTACTGCTTTACCGATATCAAAGTTCATGCCCGTAAAATCTGCAATCAATTCGGCTACATATTTGATTGGACCAACTTCCGCTTCGAGTTGACGAGATCCATCATCTAAATCAAATTTCTCTACTTCTAGTGCATCAATCTTTTCTTGCGCAGATGCAATATTAGAATTATATTTTTCTATTTTTTCTTCTGTATCTTCTGGCTTATCAAATCCTATGTTCTGATATTCTTGTATACGTTTGCGAATATCAGATATAAGTGTGGATGTTTCGTTTCTGTATTTTGATATGCGGTCTTCAATATCTTTTTTCTTTGCGGCAAGCTCTTCTCGCTCACCTGCCTGTTCGGCGATTTTGTTTTCTACATTTTTCTTTTTGTTTGAGAATAATCCGCCAGGTTTGTTTTGTATTTCGTTAAGTTCTGTGTTGAGTTGATTGATTCGTTCTTGAATTGGCGCAAGCATTTTACTGTCTAGAGCAATATCTTTTTCGAGCTGGGCTGTAAGTTGGTCTATTTTCTTTTGTTCAAGATCAATATTCTCTGCGCTTTTGTCGCTACGGTTTTGATTTTTATCTTCGCTTTGTTGTATTAGTTCTTTCTGGCGCTCAATATATTCTCGTTCACGGTTAATTTTGGTTTCTACTTGAGCAACAAGTGCTGCAGCTTTTTCGGCGTGCTGCTCGTGTTCGATATGAGACTTTGAAAGAAATCCAAAGATTCCCATGCTGGTTATACCCATCAACACAACAATTGCTCCAAAAAGATATATTCTTAATGTTGTTGGAGCTGTCTTCCAGTTTTTATGCAACCAAATCGCAGCAACAATTTTACCAATTTCGAGCGCGGCGCCCATTGCAATAACAGCTTCAATCGAGCCTGGAAATATAGTCGCAAGACCAATTATACTAAAATACGCAGCAATAACAGAAATGCTTAGCGCAGACACTAAGGTAAGTAAGGCAAAAATCATGATGGTTTATAATTTGAATTTGGTGGCTGTTTTTTGTTAGCAGGATCTACTGTTGAAATATCGTCTCTGTTTGAGTTTGCGAAATATCCTCTATTGTCGTTTGGATAATAAGTTCTGCTTCCCTTTTTAGCAGTAAGGTTTATCTTTTGTTGAGAAGGGTAATCCCATTCTTCGGGAGAATTGGTTCGATTATCATTAGGGTATCTAAAATTGGGATCTGATGTATGTTCGCTCATAGTAAATGTCTTACACTTTATTCTTCTATTATCTCTGACATTTTAACTGTCAAAATTTGTCCATTGTCTAAATTAATTACGGCGAATATCGCTCCGTCATCTGGGCCTCCTATTTCTTCGTATTCATTGACTATGTAGCCTTCTATTTCTCCATTTTCGGTGTATACTTTGCAGCGTCTTTTTTTATTGTTGGACATAACTTATTATACACGTATTAAAATAAGTGCGCTCTAAAATCTAAAAGTTAAAAGTTAACTTTGAACTTTTGTTAGACTTTACTTTAACTTTTGTGTACCATAAAGGATGAGCAAAAGAAAATATACAAAGCGCTCTGATTATTGGAACAAGTTCAATAAAGAGTCTAAGGCTAATTTAGAGTCTTTGATTGATAGTTCCTTCATTGGCCCCTCCTCGTCTGGAGAGCCTTATTATAGTGAATCGATTGCCTCTTCTTATTCAAGAAGTCAATCTGGATCTGAAGAATTTGCTTCTAGGAGAAATTATGCTCATAAATCAGATAAAAAACATAGATTTTCAAATATAGCCAGCGGAATGCTCCCGTATGTTTACAATAGTGAAGGAGTAAACTTAAGAGAGACTATTGAACTTTGCCAAAAAGCTTATGCGAATATTTCTGTATTTAGAAACGCAATAGACGTTATGTCTGAATTTGCTAATTCGAGTATTTATCTTGAAGGAGGCACACAAAATTCTAGAGACTTTGTATATAAATGGTTTGAAAGAATAAACTTGTGGAATTTAAAAGATCAATATTTTAGAGAATATTACAGGTCTGGAAATATTTTTCTTTATAGGGTAGATGGAAAATTTACTCAAAATGATTTTGATAAATTAACTAAAATTTATGGATCTACATTATCTTTAAAGCCTGGTAAGTTACCAGTAAAGTATATTTTGCTTAATCCTTATGACATTGTCGCTGCAAAAGGTTCTTCTTTTGATACTGCTTTGTATGAAAAAATATTGAGCGAGTATGATATCGAACGACTTAAAAACCCTAAGACGGATTATGATATTCAGGTTTTTGAAGCTCTTGATAATGATATAAAGGAGAAAATAAAAACAGGTAAATATAATAGCGACGGAATCAGAGTAAGACTTGATCCAGGGCATCTTGTATATTCATTTTATAAAAAGCAGGATTACGAGCCATTTGCTGTGCCTTTTGGTTATCCTGTGTTGGATGATATAAACTTTAAACTAGAATTAAAACAAATAGATCAAGCAATTTGTAGAACAATTGAAAACGTTATTCTGCTTATTACAATGGGCGCAGAGCCAGACAAAGGGGGTATTAACCCTAGAAACATGGAGGCAATGCAAAACTTGTTTAAAAACGAAAGCGTTGGACGTGTTCTTGTTAGCGATTATACCACAAAAGCTCAATTCGTTATTCCTGATATAGGTAAAGTGGTTGGCCCCGCAAAATATGAAGTTATTAATAATGACATTAGAGACGGACTTCAAAACGTAATAGTTGGAGATGAAAGATATAGTAATACTCAAGTTAAGGCTAAAATATTTCTTGAAAGATTAGAGGAATCAAGAAACGCTTTTATTTACGACTTTCTTCAACCTCAAGTAAAAATGATTTGTCAGAATCTTGGTTTTAGGAAATATCCGACTGTTAAATTTGAACAAACAGATATCAAGGATGAAGTACAATTACAAAGAGTCGCCACTAGACTAATGGAATTAGGAATTATAACTCCAGAACAAGGTATGAATGTTTTAGAGAAAGGGGCTTATCCTAAACCTGAAGATATGACTGAAGCGCAAGAAAGGTATATCGAGCAAAGAAAAGAGGGTATGTATAATCCTATTGTTGGCGGAGTACCTATGATTGCTCCTGAAATTGGAGGTGATGAACCTCAGACTTCAGAAGTTAAACAGGAGGTTGGTAGGCCCGTAGGAACATCTGATGTTCCTCAGGAAAAACAGTCTTCTGCGAAGGAATTAATTTCCAGAGAAAATTTACAAAAGATAATATATTCCACAGAAAAACTTAGAGACGTGGGTTATAAATGCATGCGAAAAAAATTAAATAAAAAACGCTTGAAAGATAATGAAAAATCGATGGTTGATGAATTGTGTGAATCGATCATAATAGCTTCTCATGAGGATAAATGGGAAGATCTTTTAAATAAATGCATGTCCGACACAAATCATATAGATTTGTTGGGCATAATGAATAAAGTTCGGGAAATGTCTCTTGCTCATAATATAGACTTATATTGCGCTGCGCTTTTATATCATAGTAACAGGAGGTCTTAAGTAATGGGTGCGTTTGAACTTTTTGTTAATGCTAATTTAGGTATTCGCAAACCTTTAATTACTGATGCAGGTCATCCTTCTCAAAGTACTAAGGCGGCAGGTATTATAGGTTCTCATTATATTGATTCTGAGACAAATTTTTTATACGAAAAAACTGGAGAAAACAATGTTGAAGATTGGGTCTTTTTAAGAGAGCTTGGGTACAGCTTAGATCAAGAAACTAAAGAATTAAGAGAAAATGTCTCTAGTCTTAGTTTTAAAGATAGAGACGTTGATAGTGACTTGTCTAGTCTTCATTTTAAATCGGATGATTTAGATAGCGATTTGTCTAGTCTGTCGTTTAAAGATTTTGATTTAGATAGTGACCTTTCGAGTTTAACTTTTAAAGATGTAGATGTTGATAGCGATGTTTCTAGCCTTCAGTTTAAGGATGAGGATCTCGATAGCGATGTCTCAAGCCTTCAGTTCAAAGACATTGATACTGACAGCGATCTTTCAAGCTTAGCTTTTAAGGATACAGATGTTGACAGCGATGTCTCCAGCCTTCAGTTCAAGGATGAGGATTTAGATAGCGACATCTCAAGCCTTCAGTTCAAGGACGAAGATTTAGATAGCGATGTTTCTAGCCTTCAGTTTAAGGATGAGGATCTCGATAGCGATGTCTCAAGTTTGCAGTTCAAAGACATTGATACTGACAGCGACCTTTCAAGCTTAGCTTTTAAGGATACAGATGTTGACAGCGACATCTCCAGCCTTCAGTTCAAGGATGAGGATTTAGATAGCGACATCTCAAGCCTTCAGTTCAAAGACGAGGATTTAGATAGCGATGTTTCTAGTCTGCAGTTCAAAGATATTGATACTGATA